GCCGCTATTGTCTTCCACTCTGGGAGGCCACCAGCAGACACAGCAAGCACTTCGTTGGCAGTACCTATTGGAAGCGTTGTTGGAGCAGCAACTCCTCCCGTAACAGTTCCTCCGTATATAATATCCCCCACTGCGGTCATTGGGTTCAATGTCACCGTACCGCTTGCGTCAGGGAGCGTATAAGTTTTTGTTGATGTCGTGGCTTTAAAAAGGAACTCTGACTGGTATCCATCATTATCCCAAATCACAGACATCCTTCTATCTCCGCCCGATTCCTGAAAGAACAATGTGGCATAATTGTTTATACCAACAGCACCTGAGGACTTGCGGAAGTGAGCGTGTCCATTAGTCCCCCCGTCTCCTATTACGGGAGTGAGTAAAGTTTTGTTAGACAGGGTTTCCGTTAATGCAAGCGTGGCAAGGGTGGCCGTTAATGGAGGAAGCGTTAATGTCGTTGTTGCTGTTGCTGTCAGCGTGGTGCTGAACGCTCCTGATGTGGCAAGCGTAGAACCATCGGCAAGTGTAAGCGTAGCACTTGTCGCAGGAGCTGTTATTGCCACCTTATTGATTGAAGTGGCTAATGCCGCTCCTAATGTAGGCGTAACAAGCGTAGGACTTGTAGCAAGTACAACATCCCCGCTTCCTGTACTTCCAATCCATGAAGGAGCAACAGCCGCACTTGCCGTTACATTTGCCCGAAGGAAATATATGCCGTTAGTTGTTTGCGGGGCAAGACCAATTACTGTCGTGCCAGTTGGGCTTACTGAGTAATACGGAATGCTATACTGACTGGCCGATGTAACGGTTCCGCCTCCGCCACCACCTCCTGCCGGGATGGACCAGCCGCCTGTCGCATTTAAGAAGTATGTAGCCCCAACACCATTGCTACCAACTACTAACCCCTTGTCAGTGTTTGCTGTTGAAAAAGTAGGAAGTATAGTGGCGGCTTGAGTGCCGGTCATTGCCAAAACACCTAGCCCAGCACCGGAGTTTTGGTTACCCAAAATTGTCGGCCCGGTAACTGTAGCCATTTTGCCCAGCGTTACAGCATTGTTGGCAATAGTGATTGCGCCAGATGTTGCAATTGTTGCATCACCCGACATAGCCACCCATTTGTTTCCTGTTGCAGTTGTTGCATCGGCCATAAACAAAGTGGCGTTTGCCCCAATTCCAAGGCGGGTTTGTGCTGCCCCCGTATAGGTTAATAAATCGCCCTTGGTTGTTAAAATGGGAGAATTAGGTGTTACAAGACCTATCTCCCCATTCCCGCTATTAATGGTAAAATCAGAAGCATTTAGAGTGAGTTGCTGTATTACTCCATCAGTTAAAGCAAAACGACCAAGCAGGGTTTGAGCGGTAACATTCTGTATTTTAGCATAGGTTACCGCTTCGTTTGCTATCGTAAACTCCGCTTCGTTGGTTCCGTTGTTGTCTACATAGAGAGCGGTAAGGTCGCCTGTTACAATTGCATTTACCGGAACATTACTTCCTGTATTGCCTATAAAAAGCATATTATTAGCCAAAGCATTTGGTAAATATCCGCCTAATACATTAGACAGATTTGTTACTTGACTAATAGCTATATCTGGGATGTCCGCAGAAGTAAGCGCACGAAAAGTAGGTACACCTCCAGCAGATGCTGGTGTAGCAAATACAAGATTAGGGGTTGCATTTGAGGCCCATGCAAAGCTTAGATTGCCAGCAGTTGTAACCGCGCTCCCGGCTGAAAACTGTACCGGAGGGCTGATACCAACGCTTGTCACAGTGCCTGTTCCAACAACAGACCCTGAAGCAATTCCTGTAACCCGGCCATATGCATCTACAGTTACCGTAGACAAAGAATATGTTCCGGGCGTTACAGAGCCAACAACCGGGAGGTCTGTTGCGGCCAAAGCCCTAAACGAAGGAGTTCCATTGCTACCACTTGGAGCGGCAAACACCCTGCCCTGAGTTTGGCTAATAAAGCTTAAGCTTAATGCGGCAGTTGTTGTATACGGCCCCACCGCAGCAGAGAATACGCTTGTTGGCAACGTAAGGCTCACACTCGTAACCGTGCCAGCAGATGCGCTTACGGCATTGATGTTTGCGTTTAGCTTTTCAAGCGCACTTAGTATTGTGCTGCTTGATGTAATAGACCCGGCAGCGGCACTCGGATTAAATCCCGTAAGAACCTTGGACAGGATGGTTGTGGATGTAATGGTTGGGTTGGGGTAGGTTCCTGTAAGATCGCCACCCGCAGCCCCGGTAACAGAAGTGAGGTATGTATTGGTGTCAACACTTACCGCTGTTCCATTCACCTTTATAAAGCCGACCCCGTTTGGAAGCAGATTCTGTTTCGCATCCAAAGCCGCTTGCAATAGTGCGTTGTCGCTTGGTAAGCCCTGCAACAAAGCAAACGAAACACCGCTGCTGTCTGCCTTGCTGTCCCAATATGATATTTGCCCAGAGGTTACATGGAGATATGTTGTTCCATCGTTCAGCCCATCAAGGTCATTGTGAAACCCTGTATACGCAACCGTTGGACTGTACGATATCGACCTGAGCATTATTGGCCCAGCAGCCTCACGCAGCAAATCAGCCGCGTTAATAAGAGCGGTGAGTGCAAATAGTCTTATGTCATTGCTAAGAGTTGTGTCTTCAGCCGTGGCAAGCAAGGATGAATACAGATTCACCTTTTCAAAATCACAGCACAACGATGCCTCTATGATTGCATCGGCTGCACGACCACTGTAGACGGGAAGATTATCTAAAAATGACATAGTTAACAGGAATATTGTGAATAGCACCCGCAGCAGCCGCAATTGCTTCCACTACAGAATGCCGTTAACTTTTTATACAAAGCATCAGATACTGCTTGGTTTTGAACTTGATTGGCATAAAACAACGCAACGTAGTCGGCATAGAAAGCCAAGTATGAAGTGTCGCAATTGCCGCACATAACACTTTCTAAAAACGCCCATCTGTAGTTAATAAGACAAACATCAAGAACTGGGTCAATGGTCATCCATTGAGATGTCGCAAACCAGTTGTCCTGACTATTGGCATAATCAAACAAATTGGGTTGTTGCCAATTTGCATAGTCTTCGGCATCTGGCGCACCAATCATTACCAAATCGTATACACCGCTTTCCGGGATGGTAAGAGAATATACATACACAGGATCAGATTGTTCTGCTTGAGAAGTAGGAAACTGGAAATCTGTTGATGTAGTAGATGTTATAATGCGATAGATAGTCCAAAGTCTTAGGTCGCTTCTGCGAGGACGATTTGGATCATACGGGTCTCCCGCTGGCGTATAGCCATAAGGATTTGTTGTTGCGTTATATTCTCCCGTAATGTCTGCTATATCTATTGATGTGTAGTCCGTGTTAAGGACAAAATCTCCAATTTGAAGGCGTAGCAGTTTAGCAGGAGGCGGCTGGACGGTGGTTGTAAAAGCATTGCTTATGCCGCCAGTTACCGGGTATACAGCATTTTGAGTTGTTGCAGCAAATACCACAGCAATTCCTGCCGAGTTAAAGTATACTTGACCACCAGTTATTGCAGTGAAAGCACTATAAGTGCCTCCACATACAAATAATGTTTGTCTCCCGGTTGTCGAAATAAAGGCGTTGCTTATTCCTCCGGTTCGTGTAAATGCGGAATACCAAGCCATGTTTTACTTAAAATGAATATCCAGCTGCAACCAAAGACGCTTGCGGAAAGTTTGCTGTAATAGTGATGCCCTCAAGCAATTCCTGAGTTGACCACTTATACATTGTTTGGCTACTTAAAGCAGAGGAAGAATTGCTAACGGGAGTAAGTCTTGCCCAGATGTATTGAGGAAACGCATCTGCGCTGCTCCAATATGTATTGTTTGCCGATGTTATAGGCACAAACACGTTCATTACCTGAATCGTAAAACTTACGTTTTGTGGAGCCGGAGTAAATATCTGAAGCGGGCTACCAATTGTGCTATACTGTTCCAGCTTGCTTACAGAAGTTATGTTGTATCCATTTGACTGTCTCCAGAAAGCAAAGTTTGGAATCTGCGTGGCAGTGCTTGATGCAGCAACTGTTGGTATACGGATGTATACAGACTCGCTTGCCGTAATCAGGTAGTTGCTTCCGCCAAGCAATGGGTTCCCAACCGGTGTTGAAGACGCAATCCCCGTAAGGAGCATTTTGCTTGATTCATATCCAACAACAAATGATGCTACTTGTCCAAGAAGGATTGGTGTTCCAGTGTTGTCAATCCAATACACATAATCACTAATATTAAAATCAGTGTTAAATGCTGGACTGTTTGTTCCGGTTATTTCGGTTTGAGTGCCAACCGTTGTCATAGACCCAAACGTACCATCGGCAATTGTTGGGGCTTCAATTGCATCAGTAATGGCCTGATTATTATTGTAACCATCAGGCGATGTTGCAATCTGGGTGTTGTTAGCGTTTACCCTTGCGTAAATTATGCCCGAAGCATCGTATGTTGCCATGTTTTTAAAATTTATTTTTTAAAAAGTCTTTTTTATTCAGTTGGCGGAGGCGGTGGAGTAGCATCATCTGCAATAGAATAACCAGCAGCAGCCAATGTTGATGCAGAAAAGTTTGTTGTAACTAAAAGACCCGGTATCTGCTCGGTTGTAAATAGCTTGTACATTGTTGATCCGCTTAGGTTTTGCTGAGAACTGACTCCAAATGGATTGTACACAGCAAAAATAAAGTTTGGAAGTTCTCTCAGTTCTCGCCAGCAAAATTTAAAGTTGCCGCTTGTATAGACAGTAAACCTATTAGACGGCTGAATCAGAAACGGAATGTTTGTGCCACTATCTATTATTACCGGCACTCCCGTTGCACTGTATTGCGTAAGAGAGGTGTATGTTGCTGGGTCGTTGTATTGGTTGGCATCAAACGGCCTAACCCTCATAGCAGACCAATTTGGAATCCATGAGTCTTTTTCATTCAATGGAATTCTTGGAACCCTAATAAGGATGTTTTCGTTAGTGGTCAACAATGTTTTCATCACTCCATACGGTGTACTATCAGCATCGCTTGACGCGTCCTCTGTTAAGGTAATCTGAAATTGGCTGTCAATACTTAAAATCCTACCAACTAAAACCGGAACCGCTGATGCGCCATATGCAAAAATATATTCGCCAACATTGCAATCTGTTTCAAAATCAGTATCAACTCCAGTGACAACAGCAGATGAAACAGAAGCCGTGATTTTACCCGTCTCCAAAGTCGGCGGATTAATTCTATCAGTAATATCTTCATCTATACCGCCCAACGGACTTTTTGCAACAGCAAGGTTCGCTGGAGTTGCTTTTGCATAAATAATGCCTGAAGCTGCGTATGTTGCCATGTTATTTTGTTTGGAATGTTAACGAAAAGCTTTTTGCAAATCTACAAAATCTGCTATACATTTTAGTAATTTTGATGCGTATAGGTTAATAATTGATTTGCCGTTAGTGTGTCATTTACAGCAGCACTTAGCCTGTATAAAACTTCTTGATAAAAAGCTAACAGAGTTTGTGTTCTTATACTATTGGTAGCGCATCCATTTTGGATGTCGTGAGCCTGACTGTTCAGGTATTTTTCGTATAAAGATTGTACAGTGTCCATTATAAAGCAGATAGGTTAAGTTCTTTTGAAATGGCTTCCCTGCATAGTTCTTGGTAGTTTTCTGGAAGATCATTGATCTTAGAATCTATTTCTTCCTTATCCCAAAACGGGGCCAAAAAGGGATATTGGAATTCAATGTTGTCATCACCTCCAATTAATTCTTTTGCTTTCTCCTCGTTAATCTTGTCGCTTGTAACAATTACATCAAGATACAGCTTTTCATCAAGACCGTTTCTGACCAAATATTCATACGCATTTTCGTTGCAAAAGCATATTACCGGGCCTTTTTCATTGTCCCACTTGTAGGCCGAAACAATTTGCTTGGCGATTTTTTTGCCAGCAATTGCTCCAATTTCTGGCTGTATAATGATATGACAAAGTAATCTCTCTTCCATAAACAAAAAAGCCCCACACAAGGTGCAGGGCAAATTTACATTTTAATTATAATATCTACTCAGAGATATTTTCCAGTTTCCCGGCACGGCGACCACCTGATGGAGATTTCTTCTCATCGTCAATCAACCACTGGCTAATGTCGTTCTTCCAGTTTGGATTGGTTTTGTATAGATCAAAAATCTGCAATGCTTTATTAGTGTTGCTCCCGGCCAGCGGTTCTGTGAACGAACCAAGCGTGAAGTTGTCGCTTCGCTTGAGATTGAAGTCACTGCAAATCAGTTTCCCGGTGTTCAACGCTTTTTCAATCAGTTCAATTTCGTATGTCTCAGCAAGACGCTGTAGCAAGGTGTTTACATAAGAAAAACCCGCATCATTGCTCAAAAGGTTAGCAACATACCCACGCATTGATTTTGCCGTAGCGTGTGTCGGCTTATTAAGCAATGCCCGGTTGTATAAGGTTGGCAAAGCAAGACGCTTCAGTTGATCGTCCGTAAGAGCCAGCACCTTGCTTTGAATGTTGTTTCTCCATTCAATTTTGGCAATGCTGTTGTCGGCATTCTCTTCAGGATTTTCAATTAAAAACTTCCAAGGCTTGTTCGGAGCGTTTTCACGTTTTACTTCCGGGTGAACTTGAATAGCGTAAAAATCTTCCACATCAGAAGGATTGCTTCCGTCAAAAACCATTTCTCCGCCAATGAAAAAACGGTCACGCCAAATTGGAGTGTTGTCTACAGTGTTGTACCCTTGAAGAAAACCGGCTTGTATAATTCCATTGCCGGTGTTTACGCTCCACGGAGATGGAAGCCATCTTGTTGCAGTTCGCTCTGTGACAACATTCACTCTTCCTGCAATAGGAGTAGATGCGTCCATTGATGGGAACTGAGTTTCTTTTACGCTTCCCCATAAAGACGGGTTAAGCTTAAGTCTTACAATTTCATCAGGGCCAAGCGTTCTTAACTTTGCCTTGAATTCAGCGGGGAAGTTATTGTATTCCCGAACAAGTACTTGAGTGCCTATCATATATTTATTAATTGCTTACAAAAATAAAAGGGAGCAACAAATATGCCACTCCCTTTCTGTGAAAAACCTAAGCTATTTTTAGCTGATTGAGGTAGTACCTCCAAAGAAACACTTGAAAGCAAGCATCACTTGAACTGCAAAGTCCTGACGCATTGTCACCTGATAGTTTTCTTTGCTTAACTCAGCACCGGCCTGATTGTATACACGCTTCATTACTTTTGGACCTCCTACAGTTACAGGAGCCTCAAGTTGAAGAACGCGGAACATTGGAGCCTCAACTGATTGAGTGCGGCTGTTAAGGCCATTCTGAACTCTTACTTTGGTGTTTGGAACAACCATAAAGCAGTTAGCGTAGTAGTTGTTCTGAAGTTGCGAGGTAGAAGCACCAGAGTTGGAGAAAATACGAGGGTGGTTCAACTCGTTAATTTTCTTCATTGTATAAGTGGCCTCACTACTAGCAAACTCAGCAAAACCTACGCCAAGACGGGCTTTCTCGTCAGCTTGCTGGAAGTAACGAATTCCATAAGCAAATTTGCTTGAGAAATTGTTCTGGATAGTATCAAATACTTTAGCACCCATCCAAAGGTCACGATCAGTACCAGCACCACGGTTACGCAGTTGGTCGTTGATAGTGATGAAATCATTCCACTGAAGTGCGCCCGGAGCGTAATCAGCAGTAAGACCAAATGTTTGAATGGTCTTGAAGATACCCATAGTTGTTTGGGCGGCAGTTCCGTCTGAAGCAAACAATGATTCCCCAGTACCGGTGAGAACCTGAGCCATTTTCTTTAAGTCATCCTGAACATATGCATCAAGCAAAACGCGTGGAGCGATGATGTTTTGACCATTAGCCAGCGTAAACTCAAAAGTTTGGTTGTACGCGTTGGTAGGAAGCGGACCGGCAACAGTTTCCATTGTCTGGAACTCTACACCAAAACGGCTCCAGCCACGCATTGAGCCAGTACCAAAGGTTTGGTTTGGACCAACCACGTTACCAAGAGGACGAAGAATATCTCCAGCAGTAATGTAATTGGCTGCAACAAGACCGGTCTTTAATCTTACAGTAATAGTGTGAGAAGAAGCACTTGGACTTGTTGATGTAGCCGTTACTACTGCTTGAACTCCGGGGTCATTGGTAGAAAAAATCTGACCAACAGTTGCGTAGTTAAAGTATTTTGTAGTTGTTCCATCAGACAAAGTGGTTGGCGTAATGTCAAGCACAGCAATGTTTGTTGGAGAACCCGGAGTAACGCTAATAACTGAAACATTTGCTACAACAGAATCTTGTTCTGCATGGTACACGTTAACAGTGTCAGAGGCAACACCAAGGAGGCCACCACCAGCAATCAGGTCTTCAAGAAGGCCGTCTTTCAGGTAATTGGCATCAGGAATCTGCTCCATGATTTGCCGGTGAAACTTACGGGTAAGGGCTACGGTATCAGCGAAGATACTAAAGGTTTGATCGGCTGCGTTACTTCCCGGTGATACTGCACCAGAAAATTGCCCCGCGCCGGGAAAATTCTGAACCATTTTTTCTTGAGTAGTTTAAATGATGGACAAATATAATTAAAGTTTTAATCCTGTAATGTTGTAGTCGCCAATATTTCGTGGCGAGATAACATCCCCCGTATACGGATTAGCTGGAGATTGGTTGAAGTCTGACTTGTTTGAAACATTTTTCTTTAGATTCTCTACAGTTTCGGCTACAACTTTTTCCTTAAATGCTTTGAGCATATCGGGCAAGTTTTTAGACAATTCTCTGTAATCGGCAATCTCTTTTAGAAGTCCGAGATGCGGATATACATTGTTGTCTGCTGCAACCATTAACGGCATTTCCTCTATTGTAAGAGTATTAACAAGTTCTTTAAGCTTGTCTTCCCCAACAGAAGGTATCTGAAAACCATCAAATTCCTTCGCAGTCGGCTTGATTCCTTTCAAGCTTGACTCTATGTGGTTAAAGAGACGCTGTTCATATTCGGCAATTGAACCGGGTTCCGGTCCATCATTTCCTTGAACACTCTCTTTCTGGACAGACTTGCCGCTTATAGTTTGTTGTATACTGGCCTGTTTCTCCATTTTATCCAGACGCAGCTGTGAAACTTGCGCCTCCAAAATGGCAAGGTCATAATCATCCAACCCAAGGGTATCTTCAATCAACGGCTCAATTTCTGAATTGTAGGACCGTTGTAAATATTTTCTAAAGGCAAGGTCTCTATCCAAGTTTGGATTTTTCTCAAAGAAACCTTCGTGCTTGTCGTCAAATTCTTCACGCAAAAGATCAAGAAGAGGCATCTGCTCGTAATCCTTTGCAAGGTTTTGCAGCACCTGACGGTCTTGAAGCAAATGTATTGCTTCGTTGTTTGGCTGTGCTACTTTTTGCTCAAGTTCTTGAATCTTGGCAAGCAGTTCGTTTATATCTGGTACAACTTCTGCTGGCGCGTCTTGTGATTCCTCTCCTTCGGCTGTTGTGTCAGTCGTGGCGGTTTCGTCAACCGGGGTTTCGTTTTCCGGTTCGTTTCCAAATCTAAACCCTGTAATAAGGTCAAAATTGTTATCCTGTTCCTGTGACATATATTTATTTATTTACATTTCCATTTGTTGTTGTGCCATCATTGCCTCTTCTTCGGGAGACATTTGCTGACCACCTTCTTGCTGTTCCATCATGGCTTGCTCCTCCATCATAGCTTGCTCTTCTGGAGACATCTGTTCGCCACCTTGCTGTTCCATCATGGCTTGTTCTTCCATCATAGCTTGTTCTTCTGGAGACATTTGCTGGCCTCCTCCTTGTTGTTGCTCCATCATGGCTTGTTCTTCTGGGGACATTTGTTGCTGACCGCCCGGAGCAACAGGCTCACCATTTTGTGGTTGCATCATTTGTTGCATTTGTTGCATTTGCTCAGGAGTTGCAAACATAAGCATAAGAGGCTGTATAGAAGAAAAGTCAAACTTTTTATTAGCAGGAGCAGAAACGATTGCTTTGGTAATCTCCTTGGCAATGTCGCCTTGTATACGAAGCTTTTCAAGCGTCTCTTTGCCTTGTTGTGCCATAGAGTTACTATCCTGCTGCACTTTTGCATTCATCTCCATTTGCTGCATAGCATTGTTCTGCTGCTGCATCTTGCCCTTCCTCTCCTGTATAGACAGATATCCCCAAGCTTGCTTGAGGTTGTCTATCATTTTTAGATAGGCTATCTGGTCAAGAGTTATTGTTCCGGCAGCCAATGCTTGATTAGCTAAAGCATATAGTTCTTGCCAATCTCTTTCAGCTGGAAGCGGAGTTACTTTAAGGTTAGGAATATGCTCTTTTGGATTCCCTGACTCAATGTTGTATATGCGATTTCCATTAACGCCTTGCCCGCCATTCATTATTAGGTCGAACATTATGTTCTCCCAAAGATTCTGGTATAACTGTAGCTTGGCAAACATTAGCCCGCGAAGCACATTGTCGCTTCCAGACATTTGTGATTGCGTAACAAATTTACCCTGCTCTGCTCCCGGAGCGGCTCCCAGTTCTACGTTTGGTATACCAATCAAATCACGCAAGAATGCAATGTGCTGCGTTAGCATACTAAACAGCAATTGCAAGTTCTGGCCTCCTTGGTTGGCAATAATCTGAACAATTGATTTGCCGGAAGATGTGTTAATGCCTCTGAGCATTCCGCTATCTACCGTAATCAATCCCTTTGTAAGGGCTGTTGTGATAAGGTCGTCTTGAGTGATGTCGCTCTCTCCTTCTTCCATTGCAAAATCTGCAAGAGCGGCTTTGTCAATAACAGTAATCCACGGCAAAAACTCCTTTGTATAGGTGTCTATCTTTTCTACCGTTTGCTGTATAATGTCTAAGTGCTTTTTTGCCCGGTCGATTACAGATTTGCTTTGCCCCTGTACCATGTTGGCTTGGTACATAATAAAACTGCCGTATGTCTTGGCCGGGTTGCTTCTGTATACGTTCTTAGGATCAGAGGTGATTGGTTGGCGTATAGATTCTTTAACGCCATAATCGTAAATCTGACCAGTTCCGCAGATGTACTTGCCGCCAAAGACATTCTCCACCTTAGTTCTAAGAACAGGAGGCTTACCGCTTTCAATATCTTCTTGATAAGAAGTGGTAAAATTTCCTTCTTCATCAGTGTGACCAAATAAATCGTCAACACTAATAAATTCAAAATACATCACCAACGCGTAGTCAACATATGTGCTGCTGTATATTGGAGTGCTGCCTTCGCTAAACGCACTCCATGTATACAACCAGTTGTACATCATGTCAAACCTACCGCCACGGATTTTCTTCATTTCCTCCTCATCCATATACCCTGCGGCATCGTACATGATTTTGGTAATTGGAACAGGCTCTATTGTATACGCAAACACCACATCTCTGGCATCTTCTACCATTGAAAAACTCCACCCGGAATTGAGCGGGTCAAGTCTTTTAATAACTCGTTTGCCACCAGTGCGGTCTATCCAATATCCTCCAGTAGATGTAATGATTAAATCGTTGTCAACCATCTTGGCTAACACATCCAATTTACTGTCGTTCGACACTCCTTCAATGCCCAACTCAAGAGCCATCTCTTCGTTGAACTGAGGCATCATTGCCATCTTCAATTCAAGGTCTGTTGTGTCAATTGGAATGTCTTCAGGCGTTACTCCGAATTGACTTAAGAAAGGTTCAATTTCAGCACCGAACTTTTTCATCTCCATCAAGTATTCCATCTTGTACTTTAACTGGTCACGTTTATCCATAGAAAACGCGTCAATCATTGTAACATTTGGCTTGAATTGCATTTTGTTCATCTTGCCGTTAATCGCATCCACCATAGATGGAGCCACATGGACATTCCTTAAATCGGCTCCGGGCAAAGTGAATGCGTCATTGCCTGAGATGTTTTCAATCGGCCTGATTGTCCGTAATACAGATTGATTGGCAAGAGCGTATTGATAGTTCTCAGCCCACCGTCTGCGCGGACTGTTAAACAAAGCAACTTGCTGAAGATGCATCATCTCCAGACCCCTTGCAAATCTTAACCCATAATCCGGGTCTTTCTTTTCCTCAAACGGAACGGTAAGGTCGGGTGAATACATTTGCTTTTAAGGCGTAAGAGTCGGGTACAATAAGTTATATTTTCTTGTCAAAATTCCGTTGTCTAACTCTGTAGGCGGGTCTAACAATGTAGGGTCGTAACCCGTGACAAATTTTGGCTTCTCATATTTTGGAAATGCCGGGTCAAGTTTAAAAGGAGTGTAAAATTGCGGCTTTCCCATAGGATTGCTCATTTTATAAGGAGCAACGGAAGATGGTGGCGTTGAAGACCGACTGCCCTTGTCTGGCTTTTCTTTTGGATTTTGCAAAACAACAGAGTTAACCAATCCGCTAATAAGAGACTCTCCAGACTTGGCAAAATTGATGTCGCGGGCTTGCTTAAGAGCAGCCAATGCTTCTCTGTTTTTCTGAGCAGAAAAAGCCTCTTCAGAGCCAAGTTTTCCTAATGCTGCATTATACGCTGCGCGTCTATTAATTTGTTCGGCAGCCCCCTCAGCATCAACTTGTCTCATACCCTTGTTATACATATCTTCAGAACCGTATAATGCCCTTAAATAATCAGACGAGTTTCCAGCCCTTTTAGCATAAGCCATTCTTGCCGCTCTTGCATCATTAAGGTTTTGAACCTTTTGCCCGTAATTAGTAGCCGGTGCATTAAGCTGCTGTCCAAGGGTTTGTACAATATCACGCGATTGCTGCGGGACAAGGTCTGTAGGCTTATAGTTTCTTGCCTCCTTCCTAAGACGCATGGCTTGTATAAAAGGAATTGCAGCACCGCCTAACGCAGCAGCACCCATTCCATAATCCAACCCCATGTCTTTGTTGGTTAACGCAGCAAGGTCTGACTTACTTGAAAATGTCCCCCCTTTACCAGCAAGCAATGCGGCTAAATTTGGGTCAATGCCATCTGTCCCAGATGCGCCCATAAGGGCTTGTATTTCTTGAAGAGTATATTTTTTTTCAGGAGGTATTACAGCCATAACGCAATATTTTTATTGGACAACCGACTTATTACTTTTTACTTCAATGAAGTTCAATTTATCAAAACCAGTAATGCTAAATACAAAAGTAGAATATAATATCCTACTTTCCATAGCTTTGCCTGAAAAGACAGTTCCGCTTTTTGTGTCTCGTCTAATGGCAGCTTCGTAATTATCTTTTCGCTGAATGTACCAATCTCTTAGGATATCTGTTTCTCTGTTTGCGGTTGTTTCTGTTTTGCAGTCTGTGCTTGCCGGGACCGGGCCATACACTTTTATAGTGTTCCAGTTTTTAACCACTGCTGGAGACTCGTTGGTTACGATTGTCAACTCAGGAGCCTTGTCGCTTCCAAAGAAACTATTGTCCGGGTTTCCGACTTGTGTTACCCACACCTCGCCGTTCAAGAACATATAATGCTTCAACGCAAGACTGGCTCCGAGTTCCGGCGTTTGCCCGGATTGATTTGAATATTCTCGCCGACCCTGATATGACTTGTATTTTTCGTTAAAAGCCACTGCGGGCTGCCCGGACGGGATAAGCAATGCCTCATCGGTCACCTGATCGTACATGGTGAAAACAGATTTATTGCTTGCGTAGTTGTTCCTAAGGTAGTTGCCAAACATATACGTTTTGCCAAGTCTTTCCATTCCAGCATTTGTATATCGGATAAAATCGTTAACCACCTCGCTCCACCAGTAGATTGTTGATTCTGGTGTACTGGAAATGTTTCTCAGCCTTTGCGCCCCATATTGCCCCCGCAACGGCCTATTGCTTCCAAGCACGTTCTTGGACAAACTGATTGTTGATGTGCCATCGTTTGCCGTTTGCTGTATAGCATTTAGATATATAGATTGTATACCAAGAGTTCCGATGGCAAGCATAACGCCCGGCTGATCCTGTGCCGTGTTTGTAATAGCCGTTGCTGTAATTGGTCCATTTTCGGCTGGCATAGATTGAGCGTCTATGCTGTTCATTCGGTTAAGAGCATTAATTTGACTGCCCAAAATTATTTGCCCTGACGGTATAATATTGTTTTGAGCAATTGTCTGTTTTTGGTTTTCGTTTACAATTGAAGGCTGACCAATACTGCTTGACCAAGTCGTGCTATATATGTCGCACGGGTTCATTGAAATGCCCCATCCATTTACGGTAACATCTCTGTATTCGTATGTATTTCCATTTTCTGGTTTATTTGCAGACAACGTGTATACATTATTGGGGTTTGTGTAATTGTTATTTACTGCTCCATCAAAATAAAACTTTGCTTCGGTTAATGATGTGCCACCAAACATTTTTTTGTATTCTGTTATGTAGCAATCTCCTCGCAGGATGCCTTTTGTCACAAAAGGTGTTGTGTAGTCGTAAGTTCCGGGAACAACAAATGTGTTTTCGTTTTGATAATAAATTTCTTCAGATTGCCTTTTTTTGCTGTAAATATAAACCTGATACTGAAAATTTTGTCTGGACAAAACAAATGCATCTTCGTTTTCGTTTCTAAGATAGCTATTTTTAGGAGGCTCGCTACATACAAATGTTGAAAGAATTTGTGTGCTGTCTTCTTTTCTAACAACTCTGTTTCCTCTTCTGCTTACAACACTGCTTTTATTGTCTGCATTTGGCCTTCTAACATAAAAATAGGTTCCGTCATAGCTGTCTATCTTATACTCTTTAAGCGGTATTCCCGTTGTTGTGTTTGCTTTTCCTCCTTGTATAATAGTGCCAAAAGTGTATTCATATTCTTGTGCAAAGCATATGTAGGTTTCCTCTTCTGGGTTCCAAATAAAAGGCTCCTTAGAACTTAGTCTAAAAGCAAGACCTTCGTAATTGTAATTGTCCTTTTTGTCGTCCGATTGAATAACATCAATTGGGAACCAATCTGCATAACTCCCTCCTGTGTAAAAAATTGGCAAACTTGAAACGGCGTTTTTGCTATTGGACGAATACCAATAAAACACTTTTACCAAGGTTTTAAAGAAAAAAATGTAATCTAAATTTTTGGTCATCACAACCCGGTACGACTTGACCCAGTCTGGAAGTGATCCTGTTATTTCATATTTTACTTGGTACAAAAAATCATTATCATTATTTGGGAATTGATTTTTTTCATAGACATTAGCATCTAATGTTGGGTCTGCGTATTTGAATCTTTTTTTTGAATATGTAGGTCTTGGTATTAAAAATTCTTTCTCAGAAATTACCCCAATCCTTCTACCATATTCGTCAAGCAATTCAATTCCCGCTTTATATCGTCCAAACATAAAGGTTTGTTCTCCGGGTTTTCCTGTTTTAGGAACGCCAACTCTTTCAATAATTTGCCCATCTCTAAGGGTCACAAAAACAGATGTGGTCTGTTTTTCTACAGTTAATTTAAGAGACAAGTCTGTCCAGTTTTCATAATCAATCACATAGTTGCTGTGAAATATCCTGTTAATGGCTATTGTGTTGCAAGTGCTTGTAATTGGCATTGCGTCAAAATAACTGTCTGTAACATCAGCGTCAACTGGCAGCAACTGAGCAAAAATCATGTTTTCAACATAATGCGTAATGGTTGGCCCGTAGTTAGAAATTAATTCATTGTTATACGTTAATAAGTCAAACGCTGGCCGATAGTTTGCTGGTTTATTGTCTATCTTTTTAAGAATATTCCAACTTCCTTCGTTTCCGCGTCTGTATACAATCATAACGGCTCGTATAACATTGTTGTCTTTTATGTAGTTATCAAATTCGTAATTTGGGAAAATGATTTCTAATTCCTTAGAAAAGAATGTAATACTACTAATTGGGGCTAATCTACTTTCTTCGTAATTGTCGTAGATGTAGTAATAAGAAAATTGATAGCCATCAGCAACTTGTTCACTTTCTGTGTTTGGAAGAATGTCAAAGGAAGCTATTGGATAGTTTTCCACAATACTGTATGTGGTTCTTTGCTTTGTCTTGTCTTTTAGAGTTACAAGCAACGGCAATGCTCCCGGCCTTTTGATTTGCGTATACATCCACTCGGCATAGGTGTTTGGATATTTAACCTGAACCCCATTCTCAAACAACTGGCCTGTCGCTTTTTTGACATTAATCATTTTGGGCTGATTGACCCCGTCTGTCCAATACAGCTTGTCGTCAATAAAATCAATGGACACATCCATATCGGGAAAAAAATTTAACCAATCTCCCTCAACAATAAGCGAAACAGTGTCGTTTTTTATCTGATAAATGCCATGCCTTATTGGGTTTGTTTTGCCATTGAAATTATACATTGCAAAATAAATGGCTTGATTTTCATAGTCATTATGTGTGCCAATTACTTTGCTGACTCCCGGAGGAGGCGTAAAATTTAGCTTGGTATTGCCGTATACCAGAATACCCCCGGATAGATTTTCATCAGAATCGGAAACAGAAAACCGAAGATTCTTTGCGTCTCTTGCCTGATTAGGTTTGATTACCCTGTCATCTATGTCCGGGTTAACGCTGTCGATCCTGTGTATCATTTCGCTGGCATTTTAAATTTATGAGGATTCTTAATACTTTTTTGTGCTTCCAAGGCTGCTGCGTTTTCAGCACTTTTCTTAAGTTGTTCTGCTGACTTTCTTTTTTTAACCGGAACGTACTTGTTTCGCATTGTCAACAAATGAATTTCGTTAAGGTACTCCTTGTTGTACACCTGAACAAATTTAGACATTTCATTGGCAGGAACATAATATCCAATACCATCATCTTGCCAAGACATTTTAAATATAAATTTATCTGGAATGTTTCTTTCGCGAATTGTGTTTACCCAGTTTTTGTATTCAGGAGAATTGCCATCGCGGAAAGCCTTCATAACTTCATCTCCTCCAGCTACTTTTAAAATAGACTGGATGGTCTGTGCTTTGATTCTGGCTAAATAATAAAGATCGCCCCAAGCCATAAGCATTGCGGTGGCTTGAACGGCAACCGCAATTTGAAACTCTTGGTCTTTACTTTTTGCTGCTTTGTACATTTGCTCAATAAGAGGAGCAACTACTCCGTATACGCCCGGATAATCGTTGCTACGCTTAAATAACAAATCAAGCTTGTCTCCAGTTGCCCCTTCACTGGCTATACCGTATACAACTTCTGATGCAACAATGGTTGCCGACTTTAAAGCATCGCCTAACAAACTAACCATAGGCCCAACAGTCAAATCCATTACCACAGAAGCAGGAACTTGATACCAATACTTCATAAACCTTTTCTTGCGTTGCTCTTCGCTTTCTTCGTCCAGCCAATCTAAGTCTCTGCCAATTGCTTTCAACCCTTCGCCCACCGCTCTAAGCATAAGCTGATACATAACTTGCTGAACAGCTAAAGAAATCATTTGCTTTTTAGCAATGTCTTTTTGCAGTTTTGTATAACCGGCTCCCTGAAGAATTTTAGCATTGCTCCAGAAATTAGAAGTGGTGACAAAGTTGTATGTGCCAAGGAAGTATAAGAACTTCTTCATTGTCCCGGCATCCTTAAGCTGCAATGGCAAGAAGTGCCTGTTAGCTGTACTGTTTGCCATTTCAGCATTGTTTTCTGCTGCGGCCAAAGCCGTTTCATTAAACACGCCATTGTTGGAGTTTTCTACAAACTTGTCTGGATTTGTGTTTGCTAAATAGCCAGACAGCAAAAGCATACGCTGTGTAAACCGGTTGGCATTTACAAGGTATTCTGGTTTGATTTTATCAAACACTCCCGTAATCTTGTCCATCACCGGGCCTTTGTTTCGGCCAAGCGTATCTAATTCAATATACGACAAAGCAAGCGTATACGGCTCGCTTGTGTTTTTATAGAACCTATCAAGAGCCTCTTGCGTTTTCTTGTCGCCCATCCCTTTCATTATAAGCCCCATTGCTTGCAATGTAGCCGCAGGGTTGGTTACAAATCCAGCCGTTACGCCCATTGTCTGCTTAAACAATTGAGTGAAGTTGTTTAGAATGGTTGTGGTAACAATATTGAAAAATGCACTTCCAAACTTTTCCCTGCCGCTGCGGTTGTCCGGGAAGATCATTGGGTCGCGCAGGATGCCTTTAACGCTACTTACAATGTACTTCTTAATCTGACTATTAGTGTCTGCGTTGTTTGTGATGTTTGCTTTGTTAATCAAAGCATTTGTATACGCATACGCTTTTGAAAGTTCGATTGTAGCATTGATGTCCCACACGCCATTTACCAATGTCTCATATCCATCAAGAATGTAAAAGCCGCCCCGCTCAGGCATAGTGTTTGTTCGACCTTCATTCCGAGCAGCAATGTCTGTGTCTTGCTTTGTGGTCTTAGGGTCAATACTTCCCATCGGTGGTAGGTCTTCAGCAGCTGCTTGAAGGTCTGCCTTTGAGACATCTGTTTTGTAGAACGACCTTGGGTAGTACTGGAATATCTGGTCAAAATCCTTTCCATGATACTCCGCCATTGCGGCTGTATACGCAGCAGTTTTTGATGTCAATATGTTTTGAGCATACTTCCAAGCTTTCTTAACCTTGTCTGGAGCAAGAGCGTCAACATTAATATTGTCAGCAGCTACCCATTGGCCGTTTTCCAACCTAATAACCCCCAAAGCTTTTAACGCCTCAGTGTTGCCAGAGTAGTAGTGCTGAAGCATTGCCACCTCCTGACTGTCGCTGTTCATTTCTTTTGCAGCGGCTATTTGGTCGCGTAGATTGTTCATCTGCGCCGCCAGAACACCGGCCTTTATTTCCGGCGTTTGTCCACCAGTTTCTTCTTTGAAAAAACCATATGCACCCAAGGTAAATTTATCGGTATCGGATATCCCTAGCTTTGAAAACGCTTGGTCGATTTGCGTCCTGAGTTCCTGTGTTTCAATTGTTACACGGGCAGCGTTTCTGTCCCAACCACCGACAAGCATTCTTCTAATCTCATCAGCATTTGCCGCAAGCGATTGAAGTCTTCCGGCAATTCCGCCAGCAGCCAGCTTTTGAATATTGGCAATGATTCCGCTTTTCTGTATACGCTTTGCATCGTTAAGGGCGCGAACGGTTTCAACTATTGCAGGAATACTAAACAGCACTCCTGTTTCGTCATACGTTTTAAGTGCGTTTGATATCAGATTTAGCGCATCCTTGTCCAGCAGAGACAAATCCATTCCAAGCAATTCCTTGGCCGATGGGATTTCGTTTGCGTATTCCTGAAGGGCTTGCTTTGTGCGAAACTGCATTTCGGCAAGGGTCATTCTAGCAATCTTTCTTACCCCGGCTTTCCTTGTTTTAGAAGGCATTACTTTAGATGCCTCGTTAAATGCTGCGTCTATTTCAGAAATCTCAAACTTAACAGGAGACTGATTTACCCGGCTGTCTACAAAGTTTGTAGCCATTTCACGCAACTTGATTAGCGTTGCCTCGTCAAGCAAATAGAATCTTGGAATGGCAAGGTTGGCAATAAACCGCTGATCGGCGGCTGTCAACTTTTTGCTGTTGCGAAGCTTTTTCAAAGCCTTGAATGCATCTTTTGCTTTGTTAACTTTGTCGAGAAGGTCTTTCTTTTTAACCAGCCTGTCTACAAAATCCATAGCATCGGCAAGGTCTTCTTCGCTGTTAAGGAAGTTTCTGAATTGCTTCATCAATGCCCTTGCCTCCGGGATGGTAAGTTTTGCAGCGGCTTTGAGTTTGCTTACATAGTCAGAAAAGTATTCCGATTCCGTCTTAGCCTCCTCCCGCTCTTCCATTGCCTTCACCTGAGCATCAATGTCAGCTTCGCTTAAGCCAGCTGCTTGCATTAACCCCCTTGCCTTGGCAAGAACCTCGTAGAAGTATATCTTAGTAGGGTTTGCTTTTTGCTCGTTGATAAGGTCTTGTATAGCGTTGCGTAATTTGATTGGAAGCGACTTTCTAAATTGCGTCTCTTCCGTTGCCACAACTTTTCCAGCAATCTCTTTACCACCAAGAATGTCAGCAATTGCCCCCTCAACAAATTGATTTAACGTAATGTTTGCAAGCTTGTTTGCAGGAACTTTTAAAAGGGACTTAAATGTTTTTTGAACATACTCAAACATTGCATTTAGCCACTTGCTGAAGTTTGCTTTTTGAGCAGCATTTACAATTGATTCGCCTTTATTGCCAATCAATACAGCAAGAGCCTCTTTCCGAGCCTGTATATTGTCGCCATATTCCGCAATTGCAGCAGTTAATTCTTTAGTGCCTTCAATCAATTTGAATCCTTGCTGAAGCAAATCGTTATTGGTTTGCTCAAGCATATCCACCCAGATGTGACCCGCTTCGTGTATAGCTGTATTAAAGTCTTTGATGTCTGGGTTTATATAAATGCTACCGTCTTTAGTCAGCCCGTATACAACTTCTCCGTTTTTAATATACTTTTTGACATTTGGGTCAGACATAATGTTTGCCCAGCTATCTGCGTCAGTAAAGAACTGGACACTTGGAAACGCAAGGCGTAACGCCCCTACAAGTTTGTCAAAATCAGAAAGGTCTTTTACCAAGCTTTCGCCGCGAAGATACTTGGTTGCAAGTCCTGCGCCGGTGGCATTGCTTATAGATTGGTTTGCGGTAATGTTAGAATTATTTGCTTCCGCCATCTTATTTAGTGTGGCGGCATAAGCAGCAGGAGATACTGAAGCAATGTGAACCGTATCTTTAAGCACTCCAAGCCCTTTGCCCTTTAGTGTGGCAGGATAATTTGGGTGGGTGTTGGTTGTTAAAGAACCGCTTGCTGTTGCGTCTACGCCAACAAATGATATGATGTGCCTGTCTGGAACATTTTTTAATGACGGTTCTGTAATGTTATCTACAAGATTTCCGATATTCAGCTTTAGCCCCTCCTGTGGATTCAGTCCTTCCATTAAAGCATCCACTGCTGGTTTTCCTGATTTTCTATTTTTTAATTTTGATTGAGGCGAGCCAGCTTCTCCCGTTGTTATTCTTTTAATAATCAAAGGTCTTGCGCCTATAGGAAGTGTTTTTATTTTCCGCACAAAATCATCAAACGACTTAGAGATTTTTGTTAACTCAAGAGCCTTTTTTAAACCTCTTAGATTGGAAACATCAGAAGTCCTTGGGGGCTTACCATTAGACTTGGCTAAATCAATGTTTTTTTGAAGCCCATCAATCTGTTTTTGAATATCCGCTGGCAATGCTGCAAGAGCAGCTGCTTTGTTTTCGGCAGGAAAAGAAGGAATGTTTTGTTCTAATTGCCTCACAACGGCTTCATTGGACTCCATTGCCTGTACGCCCATTTTTACCACAGCAACCGGCACAATTCCGTCTGGATATTTTTCAGGATGTTTTCTATACAATTCTTTTGCTTGCTTTAACAATCCATCAGCTTTGCTTTTTTCTGCAAAAGCCCAAGCGTGTTCTGTATTCCCTTCGCTATAGTTGAAATACAAACCGCCTTTTAGGTTTTTGATTTTCTGCCCTGTATACGGGTTTGTTATTTCCCCAGTAGTGAGTTCATCAGATATTGTAAATAACACTGGACGGCCTAAGAAATCGTCAATAGACACAACCGGAACATCTTTTACAATGCCTTTTCGCTTTGATTTCTTTGTGTCTAACACCCCGCGTTGCTGAGTGATTGTATAAATGTTTCTTTCAATCCCGGCTCCCGGAAGTGTGTTCATTACATTGACAATGGCAGCAATGTTGTCTGGAGTGTTTTCCTCGTTTTCCGACAATTCCATTGCTTTTCTGAACTCAACACCACCGCCTTCTGGAATCATCAAGGCAGCACCGCCTTGAAGGTCAATGTCGGGACCCGTATTGTACTTTTCGTATTGTTCAAGCCTAACTACGTTCTTTTTGTCTGCTACTGGCTTTGCGCTGTAACTACCAGCATCTAAAACGCCAATAGTAATCTTGTCCATGCCAACGCCATTCTTTTTAGCAAAACGATAAGCGTCTTTAAGCATAAGATTAATAGGCCCAGACATCTCTCTAATCTTTAATCCTTTTGGTGTTTCTGCCAAAATAAAGAATGATCCACCAGAGCATTGGTTGTAGTTGTCCTTTGTTGGACCCATTAAGTATTGCTCCAGTTTTTCTCCTGTAGATTTTTTTGCCAGACAGTGAATAGAACTATTAAACTGTCCGGGGTTTAAGCGAGCATTGGTATCTATATCAAGAAACGGAGTTTGATGCAATTGACTTACGACAATGTCTTCCTCTTTTACATCCCCCAGTTTTTTAAGAGTTAGCCTTACTAAATTGTTGTTTTCTTTTTTAAATGTAGGAACCCAAGCATCAGGTGTTTTATATTTTATTTCAGCAAGAAACTGTTCTTTAAGTTTCTTCAAAAGTGGATTAGATGTTAAATGGGTAAGGTCTTGAGGGCTAACTAAAAAATGCCCAACCCCTTCAACATTAGCAACCCCAGAAGCACCGTAAGCCTTAAAGTTTCTTTTGTGAGGGCCGGGGACATATACAAGATGACCGTTGTCGGCATCTCTTTGATACATCCAAAGTTTAAACCCTTGACTTTCTTGCTTCCAATCGGTCACCTTGCCCAGTATATTAAATACAACTGGTTCTGATGTAGCTTTCCCAGAGTCTGGCCGTATAACAACCTTCTCTGGTTTTTTATCTATTATTTCATCTACATTGACCAGCCCGGCATTTTCTGGAATCTCAACAAGACCAAGCTTAATTAATGCTCGCTCCCCAAGAGCCGTAATATCAGAGATACTTGGAATGTACCCATCGTTATTTGCTTGAACATAATTTACAGCACCAGACAATAAACCTCCAGAAAGCATTGCTATTGCAATTACTCGTTTAGTGCGAAGTGATACGTTTTTGATAAACGCTTTAGCCTTGTCGCTGTAGTTTGTTAAAGCATCTTGTCCTTTTTTCAAATACGCTCTTACATCGTCCTTAACCGACTCTGCAAAGCTTTTGCCTTGAGGACGCTCTTGTTCGTATTCATCTCTGCCTTCCGTTTCTGTATCAGCAGCTTCTCCTACAATTTGATCAAAGGCAGCTTCTTTCTGTTCTTGTGTTGAACCAGTGAGCAGTTGCCCAACCGGGTCTTCGGTTTTGGCCGTTGATTGCCCTTCTTCAACTACTGTCTGTTGTTTAATTTTAATAAGGTCTTCTGCATTAAGAATACTGCCAGCAATTAGGTCGGTAAACTTATTTAAGTCCATTTCGGCCAACTGCTCTGGGCTAACTTTAATTCCCAATACATCAGCAGTTTTTTGCCAGAATGTTTTAAGCCAATCAACAAATCCTTTTTTCTTTTGGTCTTTTAGCAATGCACCTTTTTCGCCAACCGCTTGAGCCAACGCCTCCTCATACATTTCTTCTTCAGAGAGTTCTGGGTATTCTTGCTTAACCCTATCCATATACGGGCTGTCCTTTATGAGGTCAACCCCTTTTGCGTATAGTTCTGGATTGGTTTCTTTAACTATTGGAAGAAAAACGTGTCCGGCTATTTCGTGTATAGGCGTTTCCGGGTTTACAACCTTTGGATCAATGAATACTTTATACGACCCATCATCCTGCCTCTGAACAAACCCCATCACATACCCATCTGGGGTACGCATATACCTTGTATACTTGTCGGTGTCCTGAAGCTTTCTTTTTAACTCTTGGCTCTTTTTGTATACATCCCTAAACTCTGCATCGTTTAATGCTTTGTTTTTATTTCCAATAATTGCGTCTACTCCGCCAAACGTGCCTCCATCAATGTGTACGGCTTTTCCGTTTATGTATCCCCAGTTTGCCTTTCTGGTAAAATCTCCGTATAGAATATCATAATCTAACGCAGCTTCTAACCCATATTGACGAAATACATCTTGTAATTTTGAAACTTTGTTATTAAAATCTTTTTGAGTAAACTGAGCCAAATCATGCAACATTTGACCAGCATCTATAGAAGAAACCGCTTCCCCAGTTTCTAAGTCATAAACAAAAACATTGTCTAAAGTGCTAATTCTAGGAACATTTTCAACAACCACATAATTCAAGCCTCTTTCAAATGCTTCCGGGATCACTCCGGCTTCAGACAAATAAAAGTCGCCCTCGTATATGTTTTGCTCAAGCCCTCTGCCGTTTTTGGCAATCTTTAATACTTTGCCGTTGCCTAGGTCAAACACATCACGGTCGCTGCCGCTGCCAATCTTTTCAAATTTACTAAGGTCAAACCTTTCGCGGGCAACTTGCTCTGTGTCGTATTGAAATCCTATAGGTTTGCCATCTCTGGTTGTTGAGAACCCGGCACTGGAGCCTTGGCTGTATCCGCGCTTGTCGTCTTCGTCTATGTAAAAAACTGTGGCAGAAGCGGGTTTAATGTCTGATGTTTTTGAAGGAGGAGTTTTTCTACGTTCCTCTTCGCTCATGAACACCCTTGTTTCAGCAACATTCCTTGCCTCAACTTCTCCAAGAAGATTTCTGTAAAAATCATATGGAAGAATTGCGCCGTATTTATTTTGTATTGGCTGTAGGATGTCCCTCATTTTTTTATCTAAAGGATCATTAGCCAGTTCTTTTTGAATCGCCGACAACTTTAATTCGGCTTCTTCAAGGCGTTTTATATTTTTCCTGTCACTTTTATTAGCGATGTACGCGTCATAGGCCGCTTGCCTTTCTCGCCTCGCATCTCTATGGTCAACCAGCTTTACTTTAAAGTCTGGGTTAGAGTTGAGAAAATCATTACCAACTTTAAGCAACTCTTGCCTTTCGGCTGTTTCCTTGCTGTTTAAATTGCCGCCCCTAGCAAAACCTTCCTTATGTTGAATGGCGTGTTGCGTTTCGTGCAACAACACTCGCTCAATATCATTAGCGTCCGGGGAATACCCTGTTACCGCATCGGAACTTAAAACAATTCTTTTATTTTCATAATCATAATAACCAGCCGCCCCTGTAAGGCTATAATCTAGTAACACCTTCATATCCTTAAAACCGGGATACGCCGCCAGCAAACTTCCGTTAGGAAATAGCTGACCTAGTGTAGTTCCTTTTTTCAACAAGTCCTTTACCTTGTTTGCGACATACGTTTCAAAGTTTTTTCCTTCTGATTGTCTTTCGCTTTCAAATGCTGTAGCCAATCTATCTGTAGGAATTTCATAACGCCATTTGCCATCCGGCATCATTTCCCAGCCGGTGGCTTGCCATATTTTTTCCGAGTCAACTCCGTTGTTCTGCATCTCTACAGCAACAAAATAGTTGTCTCTAACTTGTTTTGATCTTCTGCTATTAGGACCAGCCAACATCTTTTTGACATTGGCCGGGTCTGTCCTTAAAATCTCTCTTGCTTCCGCTTCGCTGATAAACTCAAGCTTGGTATCAAAGCCCATTGCTTTTGATAGCTTGTCAAACTTGTCGGCAATGGTTTTGCTAAATTTGTTGACAACAATTTTAACCGGGCTGACCTTGCTATACTTCTTACCCACCCAGAGGTCTGGGTTTTCCATAAGATGTTTACGCATTTGGTCATAGGACAATTCGCCCTTAACCCCAGTAAGTTTAAAGGTGCAAGGTTTTAATGACATAGCTATTATTTGTTACCCAGTTCTTGGTCAAAGAGAAGAATGGCTGATGTGTTGTCTTTGCACAACTTAAGCCTTGCAATCAGGTCTCCGTATTCGCCCACGGCTTTGCGTTGTATTTTAACCATCTTGTGCAAAAAGGTTTTCACATACGGGTCTTCTGTTTTTGTATAGAACTTCTTGTAGAAATCCCCCAAATCAACTTCTAATTCGTATGCGTCCAGAAAAATGCCGCTCAAAGTCTCGCCTTCAAGTTCAACCTTGTTGATAGCTGGCATCTCTGCCTCGTCTCCAAGATCGTTCATGAAATCGCGAATCAAGTAGTAATGCGTTAACTCGTCAGCAGACTCCTTTTCGAAGAATTTTTGCGCTCCAAAATAGCCCTGCTTCTGAGTACATGATGCGCTGTATTTGTAAAAATTGCTGGCATATAGTTCATGCTCAACAGCTTGGTTTAACATCCTACGGTCCGAATCATTTAACAGCGACTTCTTCATGCTTAACATTTTTTAATGCATTTACCTTCCTTTTCCAAGGTATTGATTATTTGTTCAAAGTTACGGGTTATTTTGTTTAGTTTATCAAAAACCTCTTTGCCGTGTTGCTCAATAAACTGGTCCCGCATTTCTTTTGCAGCAGCCGGTTTTGTACGCTCCGTGTCCATGATGTCGTCCATCATTGCCATCTGACTTCTCTCCGCTTGCTCTGGCGTAGCTTCGGCAAGTTTTGTTTCAACTTTTGCCTCTTGAGGTTTTCCCCAATTAATTCCGTTTTCTAAAAGAAATGCATTTGCTTTTTCGTTATCTCCAAGTGCTAATCTTAATCTGTTATAAATAGTTTTATATGTACTGTCAGGAGCAACGCCATAATAAAACCCTTTATCTAATTGCTCTTGAGTAAGTTTTGAAAGCAATAATTGTATTTCTTTTTTATCCGGTTTTTTATCCCAATTAAATTTTGTTTCAGTTTTGCTTTCTTTTTTATCCTCATCTGTTTTCTCAGGCTCCACGGCTGGCTCTTTCTTTTGTTCCTTAGCAGCTTTCTTTTCAGCCTCCTTTGCTAAACGCTTTTGCTCTTTGGCAAACTCTTTTGACTGCTCTTTGTTGTAGTCGTCCAACAAAGCCTGTATAGCTTCCTGCTTGGTGTCAAACGCCTCGTCTATACCAAGTTCGTCTCCCGATTCGTTGGAAGACTGCCAAGTAACTGTGCCGTCCTCGTCTTTTAATTTTGTCAGAAATCCAACAGTGTTTCCATCATCGTTCAGCACTTCAACCGTCATGGAAGAAATGTATTCAGACATCCTGCCGCTTTCTAATTCCTTTTCATCGGTTTCGTATTCTACAGCTTCGTCCTTGGAGAACTTGCCTATTTCAATGTCCTTGCTGGTGAGCGGGATGTATTGAGCCGGTGCTTCAGGTTCTGTTTCTGTGGTGGTTTCTGTTTCTGTTGTTTTATGCTCTGCTAAGAGAACTTCTAAACCATTTTCCTTAGCAAATTCATTATACGCAACCTTTATATCTTTAACATATTGTTCTGCGTCTTTTATGCTTTGCTCATATGAGGCTTTTAATTGAGCATCTTTTTTGCCTTTGCCCAATGAATTAATTTGCTCCCGAATTCTTATAATATCAAATTTCTTCCCAGAAATTTGTTCGCGAACCATGTCAATAACAGAATTTTCGCTATTATAAAAATATTGAGTTACCGTGCTTAATGGATGCTTTTTAGCATACTCAATGTACTGCTTATCATTCCTGCCATAGAATTCTGTAAAGAAATCCATTGCTTGCATTGCCATTATAGCGCGTTCAGGTTGAGCAAGCATATCTTCTTTTGCTGCTCTTAATCTATCTACCTGATATCCTTGACTTTCGTTAGGGTCAAGGGCTTCAATGCGTTTCTTTATAGCAGCATTTTCTTTTGCTTCAGTTTCTGTTTCTGTGATGGTTTTTGTTTCCGTTTTTGCAATTATCTGTTCCGGCTTCGTGTCTAAGTTGTATATTTTTTTAGGGTCTGTAACCATGTATACATCTCCAACATGAGGCTTGTCGCTTGCCGAATCAATTACATTTTTAACAATTACTCCGTCATACGGTTTTCCGTCTTTGTTTTTTGCCCCATCTTTTATTTGTTTCAATGCAAGCTTGTAATCATCCGCAACACGCCCGGTCCAGTTTTTCCCTTTTGCGTCAATCACAATTGGGTTCTGCATACTTACATACGCCTCTTTAACAAAGCTTTTCTTGCTTTTGTCCAATTGAGAATATGTTGTTGCGCTATCCTTGTTTGACGAAAAGAAAACTGCTTTAATGCCACCCATTGCCATCTCGGCTCCGCCCTCGGTAGCATATTGAACATCTCCAAAAAACGATGGAAATTGGTATTCGTCAAACTCACTTTGAGTGCCGTGGAACAACTTTATAGGATTCCCATCTTCTCCTACAATTTTGTTACCGCCCTCTTTTGTAAACTCCTTTGGAATGCCAGATGTAGTAGCTTGAGAAAAAGTTGGTTTTTGAAAAAATGATTCTATGTATTTTATAGCTTGGTCTTTAGTTTTAAATGGATGATGACTACCATCCCATATCCCTTCTTCATGGTTTGAAACAATCCACATAGGGGTTATTCTCTCTCCAACAAGTCTCCTAACAATATAGCCTATGCCTTGACTGTCTTCAAATCTATAAACATCTTCTTTTATTTTTACTGGTTTTTGAATCCAGCCAATAGGAGCTTCTTCCACAACAGTAGTTCCCTCTACAGGAGCAGTTTCTGTTGGCTGCTCCCCCTTAACCAGCTTGTCTGCCGCCTCAGCATCAGCAATGCTTTGCTTTAAACGCTCTATGTTTGCTTCAACTTCTTTGCGTTCCTTTTCGCTAATGGTTTTTCCTTTTTCGCTTTTGCCCGTATCCAGAATCTTTTGAAGACGGTCAATCATGTCGCGCTTTTTTTGCGCCTGTTTGGCCTCCTCGCTTTTTCTTTTTTGGTCAGCCTGTTCTTTTGCCTTTTTGTTTCTTTCGGCAACAGCCTCTTTGCGCTGTTTTTTCGACTCAGCGGTTTCGGCAACGCCTAATTGCTGGCGTATAACAGATTCCTCTCCGCCTCCTGCTGGCAAGTATTCGCGTTTGCCTTTGCCTCTATCAATATACAGCCCGCCATCTTCATCAGCTTTTAGCTGTCCCGGCTTGTCTAATTGTACGGTTGTTCTGCCACCAGATACCGGAAAAGAAATCTTTTTACCGGCAGCTACTGCTTTTTCAAACGCCTCAACAACTTCTTGACCATCTCCCTTGACACGGGGCTTGCCTTCGGGCTTTGTTGGTTTTGATGTTTCTTTTTTTAATTCCTCCAAATCCTTGTTAAATTTATCAAGGGCTTTTTGGAATCTTGGCATATCTGGACTATCCGGGTTGTTCTTAATCCTTGCCTCTATTTTTGCTTTTGCGTCTTCTAAATATTCAATTCGTTTTTTTGTTCTTTCATCTACCCCTTCTGCTTGTACTTCAACATCTTCTGTTTTTTGGGTAGCCGGTTCAACTGGAGCAGTTTCCGTTGCTCCTTCAGCAGTTTGTGTGCCAACCACTGACTCAGCAGCGGGTCCGGTTTGACTAGTTCCTGCAACTCCTGTTTCGGTTGTGCCGGTAAATGTAGGAGTTTTTCCCAAAGCATTGGCAATGGCCTCGTTGGTTTCTGCCGCAGCAAGGATTCCTTCATCAGTTTGAAGAAAAGCTTGAAGTTCTTTAGTGCTTTTAAACTCCATTCCATTGTATACGGGTTTGCGGTTTTTGTATACAAGTGTGCCATCCTTGACCAACTTTTTAGGGTCAAGTTCTTGAGCAGCCAACGCTCTTATTTCTGGGCTTATAACTGGCAATTCATCGACAGCCTCCTCTGTCACTACCGTTCCTTGTCCCGGCACTTGAGGTGCTTCGCCATCTTCAACTACCACTTCGGTCTCTGTTGCAGCTGGGGCTTCAGTGTCATACCCCTGCTGTTTAAGTGCTTGCTTGTTTTTCTCAATTTCCTGTAAAACGGCTTTCTTGGTGGCAAGGATTTTTTGAATCTCCGCCTGATTTGCAGGAGTGTCCTCAATAGAACTTAGATTGGCATCTATACGGCCAACATATTCTTCCAACTTTTGTAAAGCCGCCAGCCCTTTTTGGATTTCTGGGGCAAGGCCACGCGTGTCAACAGCTTGTGTTTGCGCAGCACCGCTTTGCTGTGTTGTGGCAGCAGGAGCAGGAGCAGGAGCAGCTGGTTTCTGCCTAAAGGATTCATCCCCGGTGTCATCAGCATAAGCGTTAGCTAATTCTGCATATTTACGCTCAACCATTCCTGCAAGGTCTTTGTTAAAACGAGGATTGCTTGGATCAATCAATTCCAGCATTTCTTTTTCGGAAATGCCTCCGTTTAATTCAGAAACATGGGCAATAGATGCTTTCATTATTTCTTCGCCCTCCCTGTATTTGGCTTCCTGCTCCATAGCGTCAGTAACCATTTCGTAATACCGCCTTGTAGACTCGTCTGTGTCAATATCTTTCTGCAATGATTTAAGATATTCTGGGTCGTCCAAAGCTTTTATGGCATCTTCTTCAACACCAGCCCTTCTATCAGGGTCAAGTGTTTTGTCTTTTTTATACGCAGCGTATTCTTCATCGCTTACAGCCGTATAATATGTATCGGAAGCAGGAGTCGCAGGAGGCACACCCGGTGCAGGAGGGCTTCCGGGAGCAGGAGGAGCGGATGGTGCTGTTGTTCCGCCACCAAGTACGCCGCGACCTTTTCCAAGCAATCTAGCTATCATTTTAATAGCAGCAGTTTCGCCAGTTCCTTCTAAAAAGGTTGATTCCGGGTCTACTTTGCCTGTGGTTACATATTGTGCTGTTGCTTCTCCAGCCATTGCAGTGCCAAATTCACGCGGGTTTAAAAAATCTACAAATTCGGTTCCTGCTTTTGAAGCAACTTTACCCACTTTTGTTTTTGCAGCTTGCTCTACGGCTTGTCCTAATTTTGTTGTAAACGCTTTAACTGTAGGATGAGAAAAAACTTTTTTAGATTGACCAAGTTTTGAAAGTCCTTTTGCAATTGGCGACCTAAGAGATGCTGGTAAAACTTTTGTTGCTTTTTGGACAACCTTTGCAGCTTTACTTCCAACATTACCTAATACGCCAGCCCCAAAAACATCAAAACCGGTAACAATAGCTGCTCTTGTATTTGCTTTTTTGAGAATTGGGTCAATAAACGCCTTGTCACTAAAAGCCCTTCTCCAATCCTCCCCTTTAGTAACATCAAATAATGCATATCCGTTTTTGTCCTTTGCTTGCTCTAATTCGTCAACAATTGTAGCAAACAATTCCATTTGATAAGCAGCCATAAGACCTCCGATTTCGGGCGCACCAGCAACACCCGTAATCACCATTTCTTCCCATCCAGACCTTATTAAAGTAGCCCCAGATTCCCAAATTGTGGGAATAATCATTTTTGCAAAATCTGACACCGTGTCCCACGCGCCTTCGTGCTTTTGAAAATCTAATTCAACATTTGTTGGACCATATTCTTTATAGTCTTTCATTTGTTTAGCTATACGGTCAAAATCCATGTTAACAGACCCTGTCGCTAACCCCGGAAGAGTAGTTTCGTTTACAGCTTCTCCAAATGACGATCCTCGCTGTAGGCTTGTAATAGAATCTTTAAAATAATCAATAGCTTTATTAACACCTAATGGCTCAAGAATTTTGCTTTTCCCGGCTGCTTCTGTTAAATAATCAAGACCTTTTTTAAAAGTATCAACACCTTGCTTGGTCATATCGCCAAGTATATCTGGAATAGCCCTAAACCAAGGTTTGTTTTTTTCTGCGGCGGCTTCCGCTTCAGCTTGCCGCTTGTCTTTTTTCTTTTGTTCTTCTTCTGCGCGGGCTTGCTTTACGCCTTCATCGCTGTATACAATATTTTTCTGTTGCTCGTATTCAGGCGTATAATAACCTCTATATTCTTGAACCGGAATTTTTATACCACGGCCAGAAATGTCTTTGTAAAAATCTTCCCGAAACTTTGGGTTTTCGGTAATAAGTTTGTAAAATTTATCTTTACCCCATCTATTAAGAAGATTGTTTAAATCTTTATCACGGCCCATAAGAACCCTGTTAAAAAGTTCATCACTTTTTTGTCGGGCTGTTTTGGGTTTTTCCGCAGCAGGAGCCGGAGTTTTAGGCGCAGTCTGAGCATCTGTTGTAGACTCAACGGCTTGAGCGGCTTCAGCTTCTGCTTCGGCTTGCGCTAAAGCATCTGCATCAATATTTGCATCAAGGCTTGCGGATGTCTCGTCTACATTTTCGATTTCAATTTCTTTTTCGGCCATAATTTTATTAATATCCAGATGTTGTTATTGTTGATTTAGGAAGTTTAAATTTAGGGAATTCGTTGTTAATAAAGTTTTCTAATGCTGGACCCGAACCTTGATTCCGTTTAATAAATATTGGTATTTCAAGACCTTCCTGAATTTGCGCTACTGTATAGTTACGATTTTCTAAGGCATCTATTTGGGCTTTTGTTGGGTTTTTTAAAGGAGGTGTTTTCATCATAACAACAAACCCATCGGAAGAATCATCTCCTACAAGAGGAGGAAATCCCTTTGGCAAGATTATACCTTGTGGCAGTAAAAAATCTCTTTTAACTCCACCTATTCGCCTATTGCGGGTCTGATTAATAGGAACATTTTCTACATAAAATACATTTCCTGTGGTAAATGAACCGCCAGTCAATGTATACTCTTTATTAGTTCCTACATCCACTTTCTTTAAGTAGCCAAGTACGTTCAAAATTTCAGGGTCGCCCATAGGAACGATTCGTGTGCCAGTGTTTATTTGCTGAGGGTTTTTATTGAAATTATAATTTGGAACAGCACCAAAATTGTAAACAAAATCAATTCCTTGCTTTACTGTAGGGTCTGACAATCCCTCAGCAATTGCGCGACCGGCAAAATTAAAACCAACCATGCCTGACTGGTAGTCTTTTGCAGCATCGCCTTCTGCTTTTGCCTTTTGTGCTGCCCTACGGTAATTTGTTTCAAGGTTTTTTATAATATCTTTACTTCCTCGACTGGCAAGCGTATTGTCCATATACTGCCGTTCGCCTGAAGCATAATATTCTTTTAAAATTTTTTCTTTTTCTTCAGGGTCTTTTTCATCTATATAATCCTTTTGTAATTTGCCGTATTCTGCCCCCAACTGACCAAAGCGTCTTAACTGCTTTCGTATATATGGGTCTGACTCGTATAGCTTTTTAGTATTATCATAATCAACCTCTAACGGTGCGCCTTCAACTGGAATTCCGTTTTTGTCAAGACGCAGCTTAAACAATGCGGAAATTCCGCTCATGCCAAACTTAGAACCTGATGGTGTTGTCTTTTCATATGTATTTTTACCGCTTGCGTCTATTGCCCAAGCCCCTACCTTATCAAGGTCGTAGTCGTTTACATCGTCTTCATAAGCTTTGTTTCTTGCCTCTATTTCATTATAAGACATATACTTATCATAATCGTCTGGCCTGTTGTCCCCTAAGTATTGTTCTTTTGCGGCATTTGCTTTAACAAATTGTCCAAAGCCGCCTGTAAAAAACTTCTCAGCATCATTATCAATGGCCGCTGTTTTGTTGTTAACGCCTTCTTGATAATACTTATACAAAGGAGGTATTTGGTTTGCTCCTTCAATATCCCCTGCGGATTTTTTTGCCACATACTCGGAATAGCCCTTGTCAAACAACTTGCTAATTACTTTTTGACCAGAGTTAAACGCGGCCTTACCGGTAGCCGCAACAGCTTCATATGGAGTTAATTTTAACCCCTTTGCAACAGTTTCTTTTTCCTTAGCCGAAGCCAGCTTTGCTGCCGTTGCAAGCTTTAGCTTGTCAAGATTTTCCATTCTTGCGCCTAACCGGGCAAGGTTTTGAGCAACATTTGTGTCAAACACGTTTGCTATACCGCTGCCAAGTCTGCCTTGAGGCACAAGCCCTACGCCGCTGTCAAGTCCTTGAATTTCTGGAGTCACTGCCATGAGGTTTTATTTATCTATTAATAGTATCCATTTCTGTAGCCACGGGTGCGGTCAAATATCTTAATGATATCTTGCGTCTTGCGGCGATTCTTTCTTTGCCAAGCGTATATGTATTCAGCTTGATAGTTTTTCTGATGAACCTGAAACTGGGCATTGCCTTTGTTCTCAAAGTGCTTATACTTGATAAACTCCTTGAAAGCCATTATGAAATACGGGTGTATAGTGGTTGTTTCGCTTGGTTCCAGACAATTGCTAATGTATTGCAAGGTGACATTTGAATAAGCAAATGTAGGACTTAGAATTAATTTCTTATTGGCAAGATCAATGTTAAAATCGCCATAATCGCCTCCATTTCCAAACGCTTGCACTTGGCCCATTGGCCCCCACAAAGATGTTCCAAGCCCCCATAAATTGCCCCAATACCAGATGTTGTTATTGGTTCTTGTTAGCAGCCCGGTTTGCTCTTTAAACTTGTGGTCTGTCAAATGCCCGTTAAAAGCAAGGGCTTTAATATAACGGCCTATCTGAGTGCCAACAGTTACATAGTCTACATAGTCATGTGGTAAATTAACTGTTGTATAGCCAATGTCGGCAAGGTTGTAATACACCTCGCGTCTTTCGTTTAATATGCCGGTGCGTCCGTCAATTCTAAGCTGACGAATAAAATCCATTGCAAAAGACTGAAAGGCAAAAAATCTGTTTGCCGGGATTTCTAATTCCTCTATTACAAGAGCAACTAATTCATTGACTGTTTGAGTAATCACGATGCGTTAGGATTATAGTCTGTAACCATATCTGCCTTACGGTTAAACCTTTGATTCAATATTGGCAGAAGCTGCTGAATAATAAGCATGGTAACGCCATCATTCACCGTGGCACTGTTTGCTACAGCTGTAGTAACCGCAACTTCCCGGAATGGGATTGGGTCTTTACAAGCTGGCAGTATAAAGATTTTTTTATTGTTGACGCTGTAATAAAACTTGCCAGCAAATTGTATAGTTTCTCCGCCCTTTAGGTTTTCATAGTTTTCAAACTGAATATACGGAAGCTGCCTTTTGCCTTTGTATCCAGCATCCACAACAGCCACCCTAACAATCCCTCTGTTCTTGGGAAGGTTAAGATAGTCTTCTGGAAGCAGAACATTTACATATCCTGTTATATTGTCTGGAATAGGCAGCAAAGTTGTTGGGTCAATAGGGATTGGAAGCCTATACGTTACAAGCCATTGCTCTGAAACTGTGTGCTGGTTTTCGGCCTTATAGTTTTCAAAAAACATATTGCGGCCAATCATAGCATGGGCCTCCCTGACCAAAGGAACTATTTCTCGGACATCCGGCCCTTCGACAGTTGGTCGGCCAGCTTGGTACATCAGCAATAGCTGATTGGCAATGTATTCGTAATCCATGTTATAATACTTTTTGCTCTTGTGCTAAACCGGCTTGAATCAGCACTCCGTTGGAAATGTTAAACCCAAGCTGCTCTACAGTCATAAAAACAAGCTGATCGTATTTGTCGTCAGACCAATCTGTGTCTATAAACCCATTGGCTGGGTCTATATCAACTTCAGGTAATGGGTTTGTTGTGCTTGTAGTAAAATTAAAATTAACCAAAGTTGGAAGCGTCAAACAACGAACCATTATGCTATTAATTCTATTGTTAATGCTGTCTTGAGGAACAATTTCATATGATAATGATTTGTTGGGCAAATCAAGGCCAATTAACCGACCATATGGCCTTCGTTGAATAGGCGGAATAACGGGGTTGTTTACCATTGTGCTAAACTGATTATCCGGCAAAACCAATACAGGGTAATACGGAGCATCTGGGCTTAAATACTGAGCCTCAATTATTTGAACAATATCAATCTGCCGACCATCTCCGTCTGTCAAAGGAATTCTTAACGGCTGTAAATTTTGTAAAAAATAATACACCCTATACATTTCCGAAAGGGCATCCGTTGTAACGCTTGTCTGTTCAAAATTTATTGCGCCCTGCGGTCTGCCGGGAGCATATTGAACCATATTCCCCCGAAGCTTTTTATACAGCTGCAACGAAGCAATGTTAAAAGCGTTCCTTATTTCTTCTGGAGTTTTATAGTATGACCCAGCATTTAGATAAGTAAGTATGGTGTTTACTACCCGATATAACAATGGGGGCATAGTGATGAATTTTTAGATTACAAAGAAACAAATTATACAGGACTTTTTGAAATCAATCTTTTGTTTACTTTTGCATCTATATGGAAAAGAAAATACTTGTTGTTTTAGGCCGTTTTGGAGATATATACATGGCGGCTAAACAGTTAAAAGAACCGTGCAAAATTGCTTGCGCCCCGGAGTTTAGCCAAATTGTATACGAATTATTTCCTCAACATGAGGTTATAATTATTGAAGGCATCCCAAAATACAACCCTAAAATGGCGGCACATTTTTGCACAGTCAAATATCCAGACCACAAAATTGTTGCTGCCCAGCAAGACGGCACAACGCTGGATGAATACATTGGCTTTAGAAACTTTCAATCATATCAAGAATACCATGCATCTACCCTATAAAAAAGCAATCATATACTTAGACGGCGTTTCCTCTCAAGTTAAAACCGAAGAGGTTATGCAATCTATTTGCCAAGCACTGCGGGCATTAAATATTCCGTATAGCTTTTACAATGCTCCCAAAATGGGATTTGTAAAACTTAAGCAGGATATGAATGAGCCGGATACGCTATACATTCTTAACGACAGTGCATCGTATCATTTGTGTGACCAACCAAATGTGTTTATTACAAGAACGCCTTTTTGGGTTCAATCAAACCCTAAACCAAACACTATTGGAATATTTACTCAGGAGCGTCTTGAAAACGGCCCGGCAGAACTTATTGCCTGTATAGCAAAAAATACCCCGGTAAGGCAACCGTTTGACAACACCGCTACGCACACATACATTATAACAAATGATTACCCTACAGATGATTTAGGCGTAATGGCAAGACACGGAGTGGCGGCTATTTCTTGGGATTTACTAACTGCTTGGGACATCCATGTAAAAGTATTGTTTCATCAGTCTAAGGATAAAGAACTGCCAATGGTAAACCGCATTCTTGCTGAAGGGCTTGAGATGCTTACGCACCCGGACGACATTATCATTTTCATCAACCGGGACATTTGTCTAACAAAAGAATCTACGACAATTATACGCAACTACATGGACACTAACCATATTGATGCTGTATACTCCCGTAGACGCGATGTCCAAGGGTTAAATATTTTTGACCAAAAAGACTTAGAAAAATACCCAAAAGGAGGGGGAGCCGATTTGTTTGCTTTTCGCAAAAACGCTGCCTGCCTTGAAAAAATACTGCCCGTTGATTTATACATCGGAAGAGTGTTGTGGGATAGCTTGTGGATGCATGAAGTTGTTAACGAACTTCCATGCTCCGTATCATATCACCCTATACACGGAACTACTTGGCAAGCAATAGAAGACGACACAACTAAACTTAATATACAAAATGTATTATGTGCCGCTCCTGAACTCAGAATGAAATACGGAAATAAAGGAGAATTATACGCTCCAATTCCTTTATAAACAAAGAAAAGGCCGGGTGTGTTAGCCCGGCCTTAACTTTTAAAAACAATGCCTACTAAGGAACTACAACAGCAGAAGCAGCAGAAGAGTTTGCAAAAGCAACAATGCTTGCAACGGCATTTTGCACCAACACTCTTTGCTGTCCATTGTTTGGACCCATGTCGTAGACAAATGCGCTATTAATTAAGCTACCAGAAGCGGCAGCAAGCGTAGGCCAAACGATGTTGTTAGTATCGTAATAAAAATTGATTGTTGAAGCCGTAGAGGCGTTCAACATAATTGCGCTACCACTGGTTGGGCTAACGCGGGTTTTTAGCTGGAGAATAGCCATGTTTGCGAGTAAGTTTAAATTTTTGCAAAAATTTTATGACAGTAAATGTCAGCACAAATATACAAAATATGCTATCTCATTGTTGATAATTTTGTGCCGAAATTTCTTACGATATAGCCCGGTGGAAAAAATCTTCTGGCTTTGGCTTTTATTTGTTGAATATACGCCAACGGGTTTCCGTAATCATTCATATTGAATTCAGCTATACTCATTATCAACTGGCTCATGGTAGAGTCATACTGGGTTCTCTCGCCAATGTTAAAGCTAAGATTGTCTTGTATGCTTTCCAGAAATGGGTATCGCTGAGGCTGCTCCCAAATATTGTATGTAAATTCATGCAAATAGATGCCTGTGCCGCGAAGAAAGTCGTTATGATAGCTACTGCCCAACCGTGGCACATCGTTTCCCTGAGCATCGTTTCCGGTAAAAATACCAATGGTTTCCATCTGGCTACTGTTAGGGCTTGCTTCGTTTAGAATCTGCGCCTCAGTAAGAAGAAACCCGCTCATGTTTCTCTGAATAAAATGATTCTTCAGGTTTTCGGAAGTATTGTTTTCAATGGCAATCGGGATGGAGTAATAATGCGCGGCCATGAGAAGCTGGTCAAGGTCATATCCCATATCTGTACTCCTGTATACATACCTGAAAAAGACGCTTGGCGTAGGCCAATATCCGGGCATATTAACGTGATACTTGGTTTTGTGTGTGGCGTTAAGCCGCTCGTAATCGTAGTTGAAAAAAAGTTTTCCATGTACAGCCATTTTAGACCCCTTGCTTTTGATGTTGGCTTTGTTGTAGGGGTCAACTCCAAACACGCCCACTTTGCTATTAACTGGATGCTTAATGCCTCTTACGTTTCTAACTTTATTAAGCATATCCGGGTTTGGTTCCCATGTTCGCTCAATTGGCCCGTTGCGATCATCCATCCACGCAACCTCCGTCTTGGTCTTTACATCTCGCCAATAAAAATACCCACGCCTAATTAGCCCCTGTATTTCCGGGGAATCAGCCATCATTTTTAAGTTCTGAAGAATGGTGGTATCAAACGGGCAGTTTTGATTTAAACTGCTAAACGCCTCGCTTGGGTTGAATGGGTTTTGCCGTTTCAATTCCCAATATGCAGACTCATCTCCGGCATCCAAACATTGTGCTGCTTCGCGTTCCAAATATTCTTTAGCCCCTATACGCTCTGCGTCTTTAGGGTTTTCGCTTTGCATATACTCCCATTGCTCTTCGTCCGGGGCATCAATAATAGATTCCCCATACGGGCCTATCCATCCGGGCAAACCATCGTAGGCTGGGATGAATAAAGCCATCAACTTTGAAAATGTTGTTGGAAACTTTCCGTCCTTTTTTGTGGCAATGTCTGAGTTGTCCCAGAGTCTTTTAAACTCTTTTCCTCCTTCGTCAATTTCTTCGGTGGTGGTTGGGAAGACAGCAAATCCTACGCGTTTACCTTTTGACATTAGTGTCTTTTGCTGTTTTAGCCACCACGGCCATACATCTACAGCGGTCCACTTACCAGATTCATCGGGAAACAAAAAGTTTACTCGCTTACCATCAAAGCCCCTGCGCGTCAAAGCACGAAGCCTCACCCGACCTCCTTTACCGTTTTCTATTGTGGTAGCAATTCCGCCACCAGTTTCTTTCTTGCGTAGCGTCAGGTCGGTTTTGTTGAGCGTATAGATAGGCAGCAACCAGTCTGGTAACCGTTTAATTGGATCAGACAAAAACTCGTCAAAGTTCTCTTCGGACAATCTCAAATCGGACGCAGACAACCCGACAAACTGGTCGTTCTCCCGGCTCACAAACCAGAACGCCATTAAGTGCATCCACATTGTAGCACCATCTCGTCTGCCTTTTAAGTATATTACGCCAAGTTCCCTTTGCTTGCTGTATACTTGCCACATATACAGCAGTATACGCCGCTGTCTATCCCTGTATTCAAGATGGCCGGTAGATGTTTCGGTAGCCGGAAACCAATAGTTCAAACCAAAATACATCCAAGGGGTAATCCAAGTAAGTTCGCCTCTTATGTAGCAAAAACTGCCGTCTTGATATATTTTGTTAAACTCTTCCATCGCCCAGCGTTTTTGAGCGTCCGTCCAATCAACAATTTCCGTATCGCGTCCTTTTTCATCTTTAATGTATTTGCGATCATGCATAAACGCTGGCAATTGTGTGCGTTGAAACTTAGCAGTAGGATTGCCATAGCCCGGAACTTGAGTGAGGTCTTTTGGAATTTCAGGACTTATGCATTCCAGATTGTATACGGTTTCAACAATCCGGTTGTTCTCAATTCGTCTTTCCATTTTTTCTTCTTCTTAGCTGTTTGTATCCTTCAATAAAATTGTCCAGCAAAATGTCTATGTCCAATATTCTGGCATCAGAAGCTTTTTTAGACCAGTCTACTATCTCCGATATTTTAACAAGCTTTTGATGTACGCGCTGCCGCGATTTAATAGCCATCCATTGCCTGTCTTTAACCTTGTTATACAAATAACACCTTAAGCCATTTTTATACAACGTAGAGCCATCTGTAAATGTATTGCTTTTATAGTGAAATTGTATTTTGGGTTTTTCGTCTACAGTCTTTATAACCCATCCGCCATTTTCGTGCGGCTGATACGCAACATATTTAATGGCGGTTCGGTGTCCAAAACCAATCAGGCAATCGCCCTGATTTAGCAAAACCGTTTTCTTATTTCTACGCACTGAACAATAAAGCTTTTGCTGTCTTCCTGTATAACCCTAAAATACCCCTTGTATGCAACATTAATGTAGCTGCGCGGACTTGTAGAACAAGCCGCATACCAGCTTTTTTTCAATATTTTTAAAATTTGACCGGGACGCAATTTTTTTAAACAACGAAAGTAAAAAGGGTGATGTTTTCTATACACCCTTTTGGGACCGTTATATATAATCTCTATTGCTCCCATATTTCGTTTTTCCTCCCTGTAATAAGTTGATCGTGCAAGCTTGCGCCTTCGTATTTAGACTTTTGCTTGCCAATTTCTCTAATCACCGAGTCTTTAATTTCTTCATTGCCTTTAAACAATTCCTGCTCACGCCTTTCTATTTCCTGCTCTAAAGCGGCAATTTTCATGGCGTTTTCAATTTTTGTCTTGTAGCTATTGTTTTCATTAACATCTTCTCCCTGCTCCAGTTCACGCAAACTATTGCAGACATTGTGCTTCATAATAACCATAGACCAATACGTTTCAAACTTTCGATTGTTCAGAAAGTATTCTTTACTAAGGACAACAAACTCTTCTTCACTCAGGGAAACACCGGTCTTCATCGTAACTTCCTCCACCCGTTTTGACCAACTCACACTCAGAGGAATATAATTGCTGTAAATCAACTTTATCCACTGCTGCTCCTTTGACTGTTGGCTTTTTAAGTCCTGTCCTAACGGCGAATGTTTGCTGGTTTCTCCATCTGTCAATAACACTTCTTGCTTCTTCATATGTTTCGTGTTCTATTTTTCCTTGTTTTGTTTGCTTGCAAAAATCTTGCAAAAGTTTTACCATCACTGGAATGGCTCCTATAAGAAAACTGTCAGACCGTTCACCTATACCGGTTGCTACAAGATAGTTACTGTCTCCGACATAAATTTCGTAGCAGCCAAGGCGTTTGTTAATGACTCGTCTCCAAACCTTTTTGAACGCCTGTATAGAATTACTCCCCGGCAGTTGTTCATGCTCGCAGTGCGTATCATCACTCTGGCCCTGATGCGTTTTATCTTCCTCATTATTTTCCATGATCGTGCCACTGTTGCTGTATACTCGTTTGGAAAGAATTGCCAGCCGTGCAAAAGGTAATGGTCAATCCCATAAAACCTAAGTCTGCCTTTTTTGTATTCCCCAAAACGCTGAAACTCTTCAATGTTTACGCTTTTAATCTTCGCCAAATCACAATCTCATTTGGGTATACATCAAAGACAAACCCTTTTTCAATATTGTTTGCTTTACGCCACCGGTGAAAACTGCTTTTAACGGAATTGTATATGCCAATGGTTGGCTTACACGGAATTCGTATATGCGTAGTGTTGCTCAATAAAAAATCGCTAAACACATACATTTTAGGTCTGCCCTTTGGCAAAAAAACTGGAACCTCTTTAAGACTGCTCATCAATTTCTTATATAGTTTACGTTTAAAACTCCTTCTCCGGTGGCCTGTATATATCTGGTACGCAACAGAAAACCGTTGTCCCACTTTTGCCTGACATTGGCTGGATTGCCCCAAAATATGGGCGTTCCTACGGGATAGTGCTTGTTTTCCCGGTCAACCACCCCTTTGTCAATGTAATGGCTGCTCCATTCTTCCACCGGCTTCTCCATGCTGTCATAACTTATTTGCTGTATAGTGGGAGCGTATACAATTCCATGCTTTTTAGGGATTGTTTTGCAATACACCCAATCTCCATACATTTTATCTTCCACCTGAATTATGTCATACTCAGGCACAAGCACATGGCCTTCAATTTCTATCCCGGATTTCATGGTAAAATCCGTGTTTAGAAACCAAAATCTGATTTTTTTGCCAATCAATTCTTCAGAATGACCAACAGGGACACTTTTTACTATGCCAACCTCGGCAAGGCCGTCCGTGTCATTGTTTCTTTTGTCAGGCAATAGCAACGTAATCTTCTTTCCGCCCTCCCCTTTAATGGAAATTTCGGTTTCACGCATTTGCTCTACCTCAACAATGTAATACTTGCAAGTTCTAATGCCCGGCTGATACTCTATGCTTGTCATTTTCTGATTCTATCCAGTTTTTAAGTAATTCTCTGAAGATGTCTTGTTTGTTTCGCTGGCCTATACAGGATAAAAAGTCTTCCCAAGTTTCAATATTCACCATAACGGAAAATTTCCTGCCGTCAATCCTGACTTTTGGCTCCTTTTTTACCATTATTGGCTCTTTGCTAAAATAGTGCTGGCCTCGACAGATTTGTTTTTCTTTACAAGCATTACTAATAGTGGCCGCAGGAATTAAAAGGGCTTTGCTTGCCGCAACGATGGTGTCGTATTGTGCAACCAACACTAAATTGGTGTCAAATTGGTATATCATTTGTAAGACTTTCAATTTTGTGGTTTAAATACCAAGCCGCCTTTTTCAAATCTTCCAACTCACTGCCCTTTTTCCCGGCTCTTGAAATGTATTTTACCACATTTCCCAGCGCAAAGTCCAGCTTCCACGCATCTATCACCTTAATGGCCTCATACGGGCTGTCTGAGCCTCCGTAATGACGCGGGTGATGTACATGGTCCACCAAGTCAGAAAGAATGTCTGGCTCGCCCTCTAAAGGCTCTATAATGTCCAGCAATGTTTTGGTGCGAGAAGGCTGCATTTCAGCCCACTCCTCGTTCGTCATGCTTTGTCTAAGATTCCCCACCTTCAATAATGTCTTTTAATTGATTCATAATTTCTTCCATTGTAGCCATAGGCCAAAGCATTTCACAGCTATACACGCCCTGCTCATCAAAATTGCCGGGAGAGGCAATGTATGACTGAAAATTCTTGTTTGGATTGGCTGGAGTTGTAAACCTAATACAACTCTCTTTTATCGGGCAATCCCTGCCGTAACATTTGCTTATGCCTGAATTCATAATTTTGTCAACACAAAAGTAAACATTTATAGTTAGTAAACAATATACACTTGATGGTCACCTCCTTTCTGTATAAGCATTTTGTGTTTTTCAACATATTCATCAATTGCTTTTTTGGCTCCCAAACAAGTTGGTGCTGTATAATCATCAAACACTATCACCCCGGAAGAAACCATTTTGTCGTGAAAAAACTCCAAGCATTCTATGTGTGACTGGTATGTATCAACATCAAGATGAACAAGCTTAAATTTTTTTCCGGCAATTGCTTCTGAGTTTTCCTCCGGGAAACATCCTTTGTATACAGACACATTTGGGAAAGGTTCAAAAATGGCAGAAACCTCTTCAAACGAAGTGTCTGAAAAATCCCCTGTCTTGTGGTAATTATCAAAATCTCCTGTTGGAGGAAGCCCTTCAAATGTGTCAAACAAATAAATATTGTCATCTGGCAATATCTGATTAAGAAGAACTGCTGATCCTCCCTTATACACCCCCACCTCTGCAACATCGCCTTCTAATTGTTTAACCAATCCAGCTATTGTTTCCAAAGATTGCATTGCGTTATGCCCGCAAATTGTTTGTCCTATTGATTCCATTGTTTTTTATTTTCAGGCAAAGTAAACAAAAAAAGAGACCCCAGTGAGGGTCTCCTTTCCTTTTTCAAAATATGACAAAAAAATATAGGAAATGCAATTCTATAAAATTATAACTCATCGGCAAAAAATGTTTTTGCTTCTTCAGGCAATTCCTCCCCGTCCTCTGTCACTTTTCTAAACTCAAGCACTACCCTGCGTCCCTCGTCCGTCTCCAAGAAATCAACCCTATCTTTATTGCTCCCTCTCCAGAACACCACCGGGCTAAGGACATAATCGTTCCTAACCCCGTATATCAATCCCAGATTGCTCAAACTCTTTAAATGCTTGGGAAGGTTATTCAAACTCACCCCCGTTATACTAGCAATGTGTCTGCGCCTCTCTGGAGACAGCACTACAATGCCTGTAGCAAACTCAGCATACTGTGTCAGCTGCCACAACACCTTTACATCCTGCAAGCTTTTTATACGGAACAAGGGAGCCATATACTTGTAATAGGTCATGTAAAACTCGTCCCCCTTAAAAGGAATGCTGTAATACTGTGTCTCTGTTTGAAACCTCTTTTTGCCATTGTCGTCCTCAAAGGACATAATCTTTAGATTTTTCTTTGTTGCCATTCGTCTTAAAAATATGCGACAAATATACAGGCTTTTCTACAAAGTACTAACGGAAATAGTAGAATGTCCTATCCTGTGATAACGGACTACTCGTACACTAGCGTTAAGTACTCGTAGGATAGTACTTTTTTTAGTACATGTCCTTCTGAATCACGCATTTACAAGCACCTCTCTATCTATTCTTTCATACGGAATTTTTCTTGCTTTTCGGTGGTTGCCTTACATGGGGGCTGTTTTACCATCCCCCCCCCCCTGTTTGTATGTGCGGAAACTTTTTGCCCTGTACCGGGTAGGGGGTCTTTGTGTAAAAGGGAGAATGTGTAAAAGGGGGAATGTGTAAAAGGGGAAATGTGTAAAAGAATACGGAATGAGGGTTCCCGCAAAACGACCCCCCGGCCCGCGGCGGCCCCCGAAACGCGATTCCCGTGACGGGGTGGCCTGTTGCCCCATGCACCCCTATACCCCTGCTAACCACCTGATTGTCAGCACGTTGCAATTGAAACAGCACACCGAAACCGTATACACCTTTGAGCCTATACCACCGAAACCAGACCCGTATACGGCTGACCCTCAGCACGTTAGCCCCTCAGCAGCATATGCTATACAGCTATCCCGCAAAGGTGTATACCTTGCAGCAGCACCCCGCAGCAGCAACATCCATGCAGCAGAGTATACAGCAGCAGCATCCCGATGAGGGGTTTCCTCTGGACATCGACACCCGCAACAGCAGCACCCAGAGAAGGTGTATACATGGCAGAGGAATGCTGCCAAAAGGGAAAGCTTGTTAACTTGTTGAGTATAAGGAAATTACCCTCCCCTCATCACCCCAACCCCTCTGATTGTCAGCTATTTACCTAACAGCATTCCTATACAGCACAACCTATTGAATATCAATGTATTGCAATATTTTTTCGGGAATGTATTGTATATTCACCTGATTAGTATAGAATTGCATGTATATAATCAACACGGGGGACAGCGCATTCTGAACACGTAAAGCTATGGGAATCAATCCCTTATATCATTTCTCAGCACCCCTTAAGGGTGAATCCGCAGCAGATTACTGGTCACGTATGTATGAAGCAGCAAGTCCAGATGCCAGAGACATTCTTGACAAAAGGTTGTCTAGCCCTTCAGACTACAGAAGTCTGATAGCCCACATTAATGCTTATTACAGCAAATGGATAGCACCTGACAAAGAGGGGCGGCAATTGATTACATGCCCTGCAACCCAGTCTGGGTCTGTATGTCTGGAAAGACATATTGCCAGAGGGGGCTTTAATGTTGTGACGGGGTCACAACCAACAAGGCCCGCAGCAGAAACACCAACGTATACAGCAGAACCAACGTATACAGAAGCAGCAGCAGCACAACCCGCACAACCAACACCAGACACAGCAGCACTTTCTGCTGCTCTGGCAGCCCTTTCTGCTCTGATGCCGAAACAAGGTGTCGATGAAGATGCTGTAAGGCGTATAGTGGCAGAGGTGATTGGTGCGGGTGGCTTTTATCGGGGTATTGAGATCACTATACCTGAAATGCCAACCCGCACTATGGAGGGCCAGTTTCACCGTAAATTTCCAGATTTGCTGAAAGCCCTTTCGATGAGACAATCCGTATACCTATACGGTCCTGCGGGTACATCAAAAACAACCTCAGCTATGAAAGCAGCCGAAGCACTAGGCTTGCCATTCGTTCTGGAGGTAGTTGGCCTTACATCCACCAAAACAGACTTTTTGGGCTTTGTTGACGCGGGTGGTAAATGTACCGAAACGAACTTCAAAAGGGCATTCCTGAATGGAGGTGTATACTTCATCGATGAAGCAGATAGTGCGAACGCCAATGTTGGTATAGCCCTTAACACGGCTATCGAAAACGGCATTTGTGCATTTCCTGACGGCGTATTCAAAGCACATCCCGACTTCGTAGCTGTTGCAGCGGGCAACACAAACGGGAAAGGTGGAACAGCCCAGTTTGGCGGGCGGGTTCGAATGGATAGTGCTTTCCAAGATAGGTTTGCTTTTATGCATTGGCCTATCGATGAAGACTTCGAACGTAATATAACATCCAATCGGGATTGGACCGCAAAGGTTCAACGTATACGGGCCGCTGTTGCAGAACTGGGATTGGATGAACTGGCTGTGACACCCCGTTTGTCTATTAAAGGCGAAAAGATGCTTGCAGCAGGTTTCAGCGAATCGGATGTGCTAGATATGTTGCTCTTTCGTGGGGCGGTTTCAGAGGATGTGAAATACCAAATCTTATCCCGCATTTAGTAATATGGAAAAGCACAAACATTTCAAAGCAGCACAGCCAGACGGATATACTACGATGTATACCGCAAAGGTGTCTACAGCAGACTTTCTGCGGATTGCCATGCAGCAAGGTTCGCACTTACAGAAGCCAGAAAGTGACCAACGGTTCTATTCCGTTGGTTCTGTTGCTGAAGCCTTGAAAATCCAGAAAGAAGGCTACATCCCACCCGCAGGACTTGTCAAAATGCCGACATTCATGGCAGACACCAACACCGTATACATGGAACGTGCTGTGGTGGGCCAGTTTCCTGATGTGGCGGCATTTTTAAGAGGCGAACCCGAATCCATGTACAACATGGTATTCGACCCACAACCAACACCTACGGTGCATTTGGCAGCTATGATGAATGTTACTGGCGGGATATCTGCCGAAAGTCAGCAGAAACACGCGGATGAGGTGTATAATTGTATAAGGGCGTTGCAGAATGCGGGAAACCAAGTGACCCTGACGGCCCTCTTTTACAATAGCTTTTCTGGGGGCAAATACGAAACCCTGCAAGTTGAAATTTTAAAAGAGGGTCAGGTGTTGTCGGCTGCAACACTTGGTGCAAGGTTTCACCTTTGCTTTTACCGTGTATGTTGGTTCAGTTGGGCCACATTGCATTTCAATAGCTGTGGCTGCTCCCAACGCCCGCCAGAGTATGTTGATGACGGGAAAAGACTTGTTATTCCCTCTGTAGAATTCATGCCGAAAGGCCAGAATGTATCTGAATTTGTCAAAGAGGGATTGAGGAAAAAACTGGGGGCTGCTGTATAGCCCCCAAAAAGCCCGCTCCTTGGTGGTTTGCCAGATACATGGCAAAGAGGGTTCGAATCCCTTGGCGGGTGCAATACGCAATGATGCGTATAGTTTTATTTTAACAAATTTTTAAACCATTAATAACATGACAAATATCAGTATTCCGGTCGATTTAATTTTAGCTGACCCTCAATTCAAAGCATTTCGTGAATATTACGGAATGGAACAAACAGATAAAAACGATTACGAAACCGGCTGCATTCAAACAGCAAACGCCTTAATGCCTATTATCAGTTTGCTATTAGCTGAATTGACAATTCAACAAGAAAAGAAATAATCTTTCTGAAAACCTATAGCACCCCGCACCCCCGTGTATACAGCCCCGCTTTTTGCGGGGTTTTTTGTATACATCCAATTGTGAAAACCATTATCCTTAAATTTAGCCTTTCGCATTAATCATAAGACCTTTCGTCTTATTAAATTAACCGTTTATCCAATAACATGGTCTGTAATTTTGTAAACAAATGATATTGCAAAAAACATTTAACACAAATCAAAAAAATGGTACAGAAAAGATTTAGTGACTTCCACGTAAGTAGAATCAAAAAAGAAGCATTGCCAAAAGGCAGCGGTTTTTTGGAAACCCTAATTGAGGCAGATGCCTTTTTTGAGGCGTACAAAGAAGACGGAATGTCTACATATCAACTCATTCAGATTGTGGGCTGTCAGGTGGCTGTTAGCAATGCAGCTGCATGGCTAATTGCAGATCATCATATTAACTATAATTAACATGAAAAGACTGGGAGCAACAATTTTCGACAATGGCGGTCAAACAATTGACCGCTATACTATCATCCTTACGGACGGTTCTGTGTATGGAGCAAATGAAACCCCCACAGACCCCGCAAAGGGCTTTGGTATATATGCGGGAACAACCACCGATTTGCGGGGCAAAACTCAATTTGAGTTCTGTTGGGAAGCCAGAATGCAGGGCCATTTAGGCAAAGAAATCCCGTTTAAGGTGCTGCCAAATGAAGTAAAGAATTATATCAAAAAAATAGCAATTGTATGAAAATGAAATTTTATGCCATGATTGACGGCAAAAGAGAACTATACGGATTCCCGCCAATCAACACCTACTTTGCTGAGGGGTTTTATCCAGAGACGGCTCCTGCGGGGGCGGCATTTGTTCGCACCCACATCGGGTTGCATCCTTTGTATACAATCCAAGGCGAAAGGTATACAAGGCCAGAGTATGCAGGTCAGAGCATCAAAGAAATGAAATCTTTTAAACCATAGAAAAAATGAAAAAAATACTATTTGTCTTATTCTCAATCGGGTTGTTTTCATGCTCAAAATATGAAGAGCCGATAGCCCCAAATTATTCAGGGGTGGTAGTGCGTGAGAGTGGTAGTAACTACTACGCAGAAATCCTGCACAAACATTTGTTTAAGGCGGGTGACACCATAACAATTACATATAACAATATGCCAAACCACCCGCATTCATACCCCTCAAAAAGAAGAGGGGAATATGTGAAAGTAGTTATTGTCAGGATTTAATAGCACGAAGGTCGTAAGGACGGGTCCGACTCCCGTCCGTGCTGCAATGCGGAATATCCCGCAGAGTTTTAATCAACAAAAAAATGTCAACAGACAAAAACAGCACTTACTCTTATTCAATCTGTCACAACGTAGCTGACGGATTGGGGTTCTTTGTTCTCACAAACCGTGAAGGTTTCTGCCAGACCTTGGAAGAAGCCGTAGCACTTGCGGACAAGTTTAATGAGGTGACCAACAGCCGTAGCTATAAAGCCACAGCAACCCAACACTATAAACATGGCGGGTTTCATTCTGGGGTGGTGTATAAGGTTATAGGGGTTAGCCCAGACGGACAGCCGCATGACCACTATGCGTATACAGAATTCCCAGTAAAGTGGATTACCGAAGCGGAATACGATGCAATGACAGATATTGGCGAAGGCAATCGCTATTCGTTTCTGGATGAACACAAGGCAATATACTTTGCTTTCACAAGGGAAAAGTCTCTGAAGAACTCAGAGGAATGGAAAGCAAAAAGAGAGGCCGCTAAAACCGAAAACAACGCATGAAAGATTTAGGTATAGGGTTAGCCGTTTTTACGGCAACCCTTTCGATTTGCCTCTTAATTAGGGGCGTGAGTAAGTTTGTTTCATCCAGAGAAACCAAGGTGACCACCACCAAAGTAGACACTACCTCTGCGATTGCAAGGCGGGTTATACGCCCCTTGTCTGGGGTTAGCTTGGTATACGTTGCAGAACTGGATACCACATACAAACCCTCTGATACGATTGTAATATTATCTCCAGTATCTGGAACCATGATAAAGGCGGTGGTTGTCCGCTAAACAACTAAACAGCATGAAGGTCGAAAGGGCGGGTTCGAATCCCGTCCGTGCTGCAATACGCAATAATGCGTAGAATTATATAATCAATTTTATGAAAATAGTTTTGAAAGAAAATTATGTGGCGGTTTTGAAAACCGAATTTGGCGAAGTAATTGGCACATTTTATTCAACTGAACTTGCAAGTTTTGCAATGGAAAAAGCCGTCTCTGAATATTTTGATTGCGCTTGCTCGTTAACAAACCCGCAGGATTTTGACCACCCTCTTGAAGAAGAAAGGTCGTATACGTTTGTCTTATACGGAGAAACGCCCGAATCTGATGTCTTTGAAGAATTTAAACTTGTATCAGCACCTTTATTCAATTACTAAAATGACAGCAGAAGAATTATTCAACGAACTACTGGCCCTCAGAGACCTTTATGGCTCTCTTGAAAATGTGCCAGTTTCCGTATTCATGAATCACGAAAGATTGGACATCAACTTGGTGGACCATTTTTCAGACCAAAAAAACGGGGAAACCGTTTTGCACTCAATAGACTTAAATGTTAAGGAATACGGGGACACCCTGAAATATAGGGTTGTATACAATACCGACTCATTCGAAATCATTACGGAAAAGGGCGGGGTTGCATCGTGCTACAAAACCCCAGAAAATTTTGTAACAAATTTTTTCTGCAAAAGCCTGAATGAATGCGATACGGATAAGGACATCTGGGAACAGCTTGCTGAAGGCAAAGTATATTTTAAAGACTGGGAAAAAACACCCACGGTTCAGGAAGCAATTGAAAATGCTCTTGAATGGCTTGTATTCCCTGCCCCGTCCAAATGGGTGGAAGACAAAACTTTGTATACAGACTTTTTTAAATCATAAAACAAAACGTAAAATGAAAAAATTCAAATTTGCCCGTAGGTGCGATGTAAGCAATGAGGGCATGAATGAGGGGTGGGTAATAGGTGACGGTGTCATGTATATCAAAAGCGAAACCGAAGCCGAAAAATGGGCAATCGAAAACGGATATGCCAACATTGAAGATGCATTGGATGAAGACGCAATCTATTGGACCGAATGGGAGGAAATCGAAGATGATGATGAATGGTATGAAAGTGACCATCAGGACGGGCGTGATGCCGTTCTGGTGAGCGAATAGGCACGAATAATGGTCGTAGGGTGGGTTCGACTCCCACCCGTGCTTCAATACGCAATAATGCGTAGATTTTTAAAACAAATGTAAAATGAGAGTAATTGTAATCGACTCTGAAAAACAAACCGTATACGAAACCCAGATCGGGAAAGATTTTCGTGAAATCTACCCGCTGATCGGGAATGGATGCACAACCTTTTGCTGCCCCGTGGCTTTGCCGAACGGGGACATGATGTTTGCAGATGATGAAGCCCTTTTGCAAGACGAAATAAAAGGTGCATTCATTATGCCAGACTGGGACTACCCGTTATGCGGGAATGTCGTGTTAATCAATTCTGACGAAGAGGGCGAAAGTGTTGATGCTGTTTCGGCTGTGGCCGATGTAGAAGCCTTAGTTAAATGGATAAGCCCGCAGGATGCCGTTGCGTGGGCATCAGAAGCCCTATCCAGACCACCCGCAATAATTTTCTTTAAAGACAATGACTAAGCGGGAAATAAGCAAATACGGGGAGGTTTCAAAAAACCTCTCCAAAAACCATTCTGTCGGGGGTGCAGTCTGGAGCGAAGAAAGCTTTGTAGAGGGCTTCAATCAGGCGGTCCAAATGTTGGAACCAGACTCTGATTTGGTGCAATGTCCGAAGTGTAACACCTCATCCGTTGTAATGAATAATTTTGTAAAAAAGGACGCATTGCAAGTGCTGCAATATCCCGCATATGTTGAAGCAAATTTCTTGTGCTATAAGTGTAGACATGAATTTGTGAAACAGCTTAAATTAAGCCCCGTACAGCCATGAAAGGACTCTTGTTTTTAGGCGTTGTAAACGCCGTGCTGTTCTATTTGTTCTGGGGCAACTGGTATGTGTTGGCAATAATATCCTTTGGATTTTTCTATGCCTACAAAAAGTTTGCAATGGACTATGCCGATAAGCTGTTAAAGTAGGTGTAGAGCAACTTTTTAAGCTATGCCATAAAGGGGCGGGATTTGTTTCCTTGCCCCTTTCTTTTTGCCCCTATAAAAAATGTCCCGAATCCTCCTTGTTAAGAAAATCCCGTAAATATTTAATCAAATCAGTTTTGATGCTTGGCGGCAACCCTTCCAACACCCCCTCGTCAATTATAATTAAACCATCTGGATAATTTATTGACTCTTTACCGCTTGGTTTTGCCCAAGAAATGAAATGCTCAATTTGTTCTTGCATATGTATTCTAAAAAGTTTGTTTTTTATTTCCTCTAGCCTCGTTGGTTATCATCTGGTGACAGCCCTCACACACCACCCTTAATAAAGACGAGTCTTCTACGAATAGCCTTTCGCAGAAACCAGCAAGGTCTGTATACGATTTCAGGCTACCCACGGGAATGATGTGGTCCACCTCTACTTCCTTCGCCTTATACAGATTGCTGCACATGGCGCACTTGTATAACATTAATTTCCTGCTGCCAATATGTGTGATGCATTGGGCCTTCTTAAGGGCATCCTTCTTTGGTTGCCAAGAAAAGCGGGTTAGCCCTCTAAGAGCAGCCCTAATCTTTCCGAAGTGCTGTGCTTCGGTTTCTGTATTTCCGTTGCGGGTTCTTGCCACCCGTATAACACGCGTTTTTTTCATATTACAAAAAAGCCCCCGCCAAAAGCGAAGGCGTTTTATCACGTTTCTCTAAATCCCTAAAATTAGAATATCAAAAATAATGATAAAATTCCTTCTGTCATTTTATTATGTCTGGCCTCCTTTCCTTTATTTCTTTTAGTAATTCTTTTTGGCTCTCAATTGGCATCTTAAGAAAGTTGACAAGAAGAATTCTCTGCATTTCGGCCCACCAAAGGTTGTTGGACATCTTTTCTAAGGCCATAAACTTATTGGCTTCAGCCTCTATACAGAACGCCCCAAATGAAATCAAATCATCGTAATGGTAAGGCCATTTGATGTTGGCCTTTTTCCATTCGTGATACAACTTGTCAGCTTGCTCGCTGTTTGACATACACTTAAGTTTTTAGGTAAACTTCTACTTTTTGCTCAGTCGATAAACCCACAAGTTTATGACCATGCACTTTAACCCATTCGTAAAAACGTATAGGGTCAACATAGACCAAATCGGTGGGGTTAATTTTTTCATGCCACCAAGTGACTTCGTCTATTTCTTGAAAGTCATCAACGGGTTCCCCGTCCGTGTCAATTATAAGGTAGATGTGCGAAGGGATGTTCTTCATAGGGACTTCGGTCATTTTTAAATGCAAAACTAAACACTTCCAAAATAATTTATGAATTCCGTTTTTTAGTTCTGTCTATAATTTATGTTTTCATTTCTTTTCGTTGTTACTCTGCTCAAACTTCGCCCGTTCACAAACCAATTTTCCATTCTTCACCACAACCTTCGCTTCATTTAAGGCCATTATATTAAAGTGAGCGTTGTCGATGGCTTCTTTGTGCTTGTCGGCAATAGCGGATATGGCCGCTTTCATTTCTTGTTCCTCTAATGTCATTCTGGTGTCGTTAAAATGACAGCTTGCTCATCAGTAAGCGGTTCCAGTATTTCACGCAGTTCCTGTTCCCCGGTGACGCTGAAGAAATACCCCGGTTCCCCGTATACAGGATACACTTGTATACCGCTTTTCTTAAAGCACATCTTTTGTATGTGTGCTTTTGAAATACGCCCCGCCTCAATATTTCTGGACGGGATGTCTTTTATAAACCGCACCCATTGAAGGTTAGCACCCTGCAAACCCTCAACACCTCCTTGAAAAAAAGTTATGTCTGACATTATTTTGTTAAAAAAATCTAAATACTTGTAAATTCATTTGGCAACGGAATGTATATGTCTAACTCACTAATTGCCCATATCCTTATACTTTCCAAGTACATTTCCATTTCCTGAGTGTTTAGGTCTGTAGTGCTTTTGGCGAATACATCCTCTTCGCCTGTTATCGGATTTGTCTTTGTATACCCCAAAAACTTGCGTCTCAAAAGCATATGCATCTCGTCTCGGTAATAACCAACCTCGGACGCAAGCACAGCTACTACCACGGCCCAGTAGTATTTGTTTTGACTCAAGCTTCTGATATTCTTAACCTTCTGGATGTTGATTTTGTATACGCCATTCTTCAGATTCTTCAGCACCTGATAAAGGCGTTTTTTGTCTGCGTCTTCTTGTGAATTGTATATCAGTTCCATCGCTGTTAAAATTGACCGTGAAGATAACTATGCTCCTTCTGACTGTTCAGCCATCTCCACGACTTTAAAACTTGTTGTATACTGGGAATTGTATCACCTGCTATCAACTCATCAAGCTGCCCGGTTGTATACGCTTGGTATATCAACCCGGCCTCATCTTCGGCTTCTTTGACAAGTTTAAATCCTCGCAAAGCAGGATATAAAATCTCCCAGTCGGTGGTATGGAAGAAGCTTCCAGTAGACTCGTTAAGGTATTTGTATTCTTCCATAAGTTCAGGGTCGTTTGAATATTTAGGAGGAACGCAACATCTTGTCCAGAGACAGCAAAAACATAAGTGCCATTTGCTTCTGGGGGTGGTGTATAGGGGGTCTAATTTCATTTGAATGGAGTTTCGTTACGCCCGTTCATAATTGACTTAGTGCCAACAATGCCAGATTGTATTGAGGAAAGCGGGATGAGCCTCCACAAGGCCCAATCCATGCCCTTCTTTTTAATCGCTTCGTCTATCGGGTCTCTGCCGTCAAAAATATATCTGCGAGACCGTATGTCAAAAATAAACTCGCTGCTGCCTTTCTTCCCAACTATCTTTTGCTTCTTAATTTTCTTGGAATGAAACTCGCAAGCAGGGTTGGTCGGGTCGCTGCTGTTTGTGGGTCTGTGATACATGAGAATGTTTGAGCATTTATTGTTCCACATAGCCCCGCCAGCGAGGTCAAATACATCTGGACAAGGATAATCATCACCAACCTTTTTTAAAGCTTTAGGATGGGCTATAATCATCATAAAAACATCATTGCGTTGTGCGAACCTACTGAACTCTGCAAGGTGTATCTCCAGATACTTATCATCCCTACCACCGACAAGTTCATAGTTGTTGGTAAGTTGGTTCCACGGGTCAACTATACAGCCGTCCACTTGCTTCTTGATGATGAGTTCCAAGAACCGCTCCCGCACATATTCTGGTGTCGGGCTGCTGCGCTCTGGGTGTATAAATATGAAATGCTCGTTGATAAAATCACGGGCCTTGGTGTACACCTCAATTGACGGCCTGATGGCGGAAGGATATGCGGGGTCGTATACACAGTTAGCCCCAAGCAATATCTCGATGTAATCGTTGTAGAATTCAGCGGCAGGATTGTCTTCAGGGGCGTATACGGCAAACTTTCGCCCGTAAAGAATGGAATGCATAAGCAGCATCCACTTTTCAATCTGGCTCTTGCCTGTGTTGCCTATACCAGAAAGCAGCGTGAGTTCTCCACGCTTCAGCTTGAAGTAGGTGTCTATCTGCTCAACCCCAATGCTGTCAACTTGCTCGTACCCGCTGTTGTATAGCCTTAAAATGTCGTCATGGATGTCGTCTGCAAAGATTACATCTATGGGCTTGATGTTCTCGTCAAAGATGGACTCAGGCACATCAATATCAACCTCTCCTCTGCTGGTCTTGTCCACCAGCACATCTTTGTCAAATGTTGCCGAAGAAAAATCTTTGCGATTGATTCTATACGCACTCTGTATAACCACTTTGCACTCCCGCTTGGTGAAGTCCCGCTGTCCAGAGATGAAGTTGTTCTCAAAGTAGTAGAAGCAGTTTTCCTCGCTGATGCCAAACCTACAGCAAGCACCCGCCAAGCGAAAGAGAAAGTTATTACGTTCTCCCTGAGCAAAGGCCCGCCCTTTGTTACTCATCCATGTGAGCAGCTTCTTGAATGTGGCATCACTGTCAGCATACTCCCGCTCCACAACCTTTTCTGTAGACAGTAATGCTGTATACGGAGCCACTTCGCTAAGAGCCTTAATTTGAATATCCGGGTCATAGCTTTCGAAGCACACCCGGCTTTCATTAATGCTTGATGTATCCCACTCGCCCGGAACGCCACTCATTTGCTCGGTGAGGGCTTGAAAGTGTTGCCTGTGTTTCGCAGGATCGGCTATACGCACCAGAAACTTCAGCCCGTTTCCGCGTGGAGACACCCAAACAGCGTAGACAAAGGAAAGTTCGTATAGTTTCTTCTTTAAGCCGTCCAATTCCTCGTTGGGAACCTTGTCCACATCGCAGCAGATAAAGCCGCTGTGTTCAATCAGGCAATTGTCAAACCGCTCTTTAAACGTACCGCTAAAGCAAATGCAAGGCAGATGCTTCTTCATCTCGTTTTGCAAACTCTCGTCCAACGTGCAACGTATAGCTTCTATCTTGTCCTTGCTCTTGCCCTGCTGTATTCGGAACAAGGCTTTCTGAACGGACATGGTATGGCCATCACGTTTTGTGTAGATGTCCTTAAATGCTGTTACCTTCATATTGTTGTGGTGTGTGTCCGTATTTCATGCAATTCTCTACATACTGCTTGTAAGTAGCAAATTCGTCAAGAGGTCTGTATCTTTTTGCACCCAGTTTAAAATCTGGGTTGTTCTTGTGACTGCCTTCAGACAATGTGCCTTGTTTGGCAGCGTTTAAATAGTTCTCAAAATGTGTAGGCCGGAACAAAGTCGATGGCCGGTAGTACTCTTTCATTTTGATATCCTTTAGCCACGCAGATTTGTGTTCGACAACAAGCAATAGGTCTTCAACGGAGTATTCTTTTAGGCGAGCATTGATAAGGCCACTCGTCTCTTTGTTGGTCGCCTTAAAGGCTGTTCCAGCAATCTCATTAATTCGATTTACAAGCAATTCAATTTGCCCGTTGCTTGTATTATCTTCTTTCTTTTCTTTATGTATATCTATATGTATATCTTGAGTATAAATTTTAGACTGTCCGAGTCTAAATTTTAGACTGTCACCGTCTAAATTTTGGACTGTCTGAGTATAAATTTTAGACGGTCCGTCTAACAGTGATTCGACTTTTTTTGTAATGAAAGTAAGGTCTCCCTTTTGTATGTAAATCCCAATTTCGTCCTGAGCCAAATCAAGATCGTAAATAAATTGTGTAGGCCGAACTCCAATATCATTTCGCTCAACATACCCTTTCAACTCCAAAGCTTTTATAGCATTAAAAACCGTTGCTCTTGAAAGGTCTAACCACTCTGCAATCTTGTCTTTGCTTTTAACACAAGTGTACCCATACTCTGGGTTCTGGCTCATTTGTTTGATGTCGCACAGCACAGCCATTTCATTCAATGAAAGGCATAAAGCCTTACGAATAATGTGATTACTTAACGATATGATTTGCATAAAATAAAAAATCCTTTGTTTGCTTTTCCGGGTAGAGGACCGTACTCAGCAAACAAAGGACATAATATTTTTAACAACCCGGAGCCTCTACTCTCCCGTCTTTCGACACCGCAAAGTTATGAAAGGTTATTTTACAACTCCAAAATTATTTTTCCCAGTAAACTCTTTCGCCTCGTCTGTAATGCTTGAGATTCTCCGCTGACGATTCATTTACAAAATGCTTCTCTTCGTATACAACATAATTGTTAGGGAGCAGGGCAAACTGACCCGAATCTAAAACTATCAAAGAAAGGGGCTTATGCTCTGCTGGGTAGCGTGAATAGCCATCTTTCCAATCAATAACAATCCCCGTGTGTCTTCCAAGTCTTTCAATTGGCTGAAGGACATTTGCCCGAAGCCCCTCAAGAAACGGCATAAAGACGGCCTCGATGTCTTCGCCCATTCCGGCCCAAGGCATCAAAGCACCATAATTATATGTGAAGTCATCGGTGGTAGATATTGCTTGTATCGGTAGACCGCTCCAATGCGCCCCAGATTCAAGCAAAACGTGGCAAGACATAGTTTGATACTCCCGGCAGTATACGCCGTGCCAGATGGCCTTTGTGTGACCCGAAGGCATATCTGGACCAAGGAACATATTGTCCACATTCACATAGAAATGGAAAGGGAGAGATGTGTGCTTTGCCATTATATAATGTCGCGTTTTACCCAAATGGCATATCCGTTTCTTAAGGCAGCATTGCAGAATATACATTCGTATTCCTCATTTTCTCGCAACGCCAATTGCGTGAAATGATGCTTGATGTCAATGATGTCGTCAAGCACTATAATCTTGGCTCCAACAATTTTCAAAAACTCCTGATACCCGGTAAACGGAGACCCGTCAAGAATCACCATGTCAAAGTTCTCAATGTTGTTGTCTTTCTTAATCTGATCTATACCGCCAATCTTGTCGCCCAGATATTCCACCTTCTCAATTTCGGTGTCATACCAAGATAGCACAAATTCAATTGGGTATTGGTTGAGTTGCGTCTTTATAGTATTGTAAAAATCCTCCACCTGACCCTTGGTTGGATATTCATTCAGGTGTACCGCAGATTTGTTCACCGGAATTACCCAGTCTAAATCTTTATACCGCTCCTGTAGCGCAGCAAACCTTGCCAAGTCCACTTCCAGCGTATACAGTTCTTTGTCTTCCAGTTGAGACATGGCTCTCACAATAGCCTCTGTGCTGCCGTCTCCTGAAGACGCTCCCACTTCCAACACGGTTTCTATCTCTTCGTTGAAGAGTAGAATCGTGTTGATGATGCGGTTATACAACTCATCATTTTTAATTTCTGCCGGGATGATTGATGTTTTCATTTGGCAAAGCTAAAAAATATTCATACTTTTTTTGGTATTTTGTTGACAAAATGTAATCTTTGTCCCAGTAAATAAAACACATTAATTATGTCCAATAGAAGAGACGAGTTCAAATCGTCAAATCCAAACCCAGCAACCCGCTTCTTGGAATGGGATTCCAATCAGGGCTGCTTTAAGTTTTACTCAAAAGACAAAGGCGAAAACGTGGTGGTCAAGTCCCCGTTTCGCTTTGTTGTTTTGAAACAAATGCACACCGTCAAAGGATGGCATGGCAAATCAGAGTCGGGCATATTCTCTAATGAAATAGAGAATATGGCAGAGATGCTCCATGTCAAATCATTTAAAGGCGGGCCAATTGTCAGCGGTATGTATAAAGAAATCAAAGACCGGCTGTCAGGTGGCGTGTATTTCAAATCAATATATGTAATGCTGCAAGACGGAAGCATTGCAAACATTGCCATTAAAGGTGCTGTTGTTGCAGCATGGGGAGACTTTACTAAGAAGCAAATGTCCCGCTTGCCTGATGAATGGGTGGTTGTTAAAGGTTCTAAGGAAGAGAAGAACGGAAGTGTTAAATACACCATTCCGGTGTTTGAATTTGACAGAACTCTTGACGATGGGTTTGCA